CTATCGATTCTTGCTATCGCTTTTTTCAACACCTGTACTCGTGGCACTTACATTGGCCTCTATCGGCGAAAATTGGCCTGCCATTTCAGAAAGCAGGTCATCGTATATGCGATCAATCTTGTTACTTAGCTTTCCTGTGGACTTGGTGATTTTAGAGGAAATCTTTTCGGGGGGGTAGTTGCCAACCATAGCTTCCAGCTTATCTCGCTTGTCCAGCAGCGTATCAAGGTTCTCATCCATTCCACCACTACCCGTAATCAAGGAAGAGATATTTTTACTCGATAGCCCTATGTCGAGCAATTTATGCATAGCCTGCCTATTTTCTGAGCTATCCAGTGATGCTATAGATTCGTTAACTCTGCGCCCACTCGACCCCATAAACGATGAGAGGGTCTCAGTCTTCATCCCAAACTCGTCCTGAAAAGACTTTAAGGTGGATATCGACTCATTCTTGGCCAGGGTTTTGATGGAGTTTGCGGTATGGGCTCCCGCTGTACTGACTATGCCAGATAGGTTTTTGGCGGAAAAATCTACCTCACGCTGAAGTTTCTTCAACGCGGACATCGTTGTGTGATCTGTAAATTCTCTTAACGTTGTATCGAGTTTATTACCCGCATTTGCAATCATTGATACCACATTGGATGGACTAAAACCAATTTCATCCATCAATGTTTTTAAGCCTGATTCATGGCGACCGAGTATGAGTTCAGTGCGCTTGAGGTAGATATGTCTTGACGGTTCTTGATATCTCTGGGTAATGGTCGAGATATGTTTGTCCGTAAACCCTAAGTCCCTTATTGCCACATAAATACTGCTTGGTTATTACATCCTTTCCTCTCTCTACCACAAATCTGGTTAATTAATCGTTAATAGGAATATAAATATTTTTTTATATTCATAATCATCGCACATAGATCAATTTTTAATCTCTCAGACTACCTTCGCGCTTTTTTTGTTGCTGTCACGACCAGCTTCGCTATCCGGATTGACACCCCGACGAGCAGATACTTGTTCGCATATTAAGTTTTTCGTGGAAACACAATGTGAGGTGAAGGTGATGCAAGAGTGGGCAGAGCTAATTGTCAGCACTGGGTATATGAGCAATGTAGTAATTGGTCTTATTGGGTATGTACCAACCATTGCTTGTCTCTTGAAACTCTATAAGGCAGGAACACCTGCTACCGGAATCAGCAAATCTGGTTATGCATGGTGGTCGTGTGGAGCATCATTCACAACCCTTTATGGCCTGCTGGTGGCACAAAAGTCTGCCATGGTCTGGGTGGGTGGCAGCACCCTCCTCCTAAATTTGGGCACGTTCATTCTTATTATCTTGGTGCAACGCAAATCCCAAAAACTCAATCAGCTTAATAGCAAAAAATGAACACTCTTTTGGGTGGGCAATCGCTCGCCCATTTTTTAGCAGATGACATGGCTAGGAGGTGGTGACGGCAAACAAAACTGAACCGATGGAGTGATGTGTCAAGGGATCAATTTCATTCAAATTTAAACCTAAGAGGTGTTAATTATGAGTGCCAAACAAGCAGATGCAATACATGGCGTGGGCTACGCCCTCAAGCAAACAACTAACGCACGATTTGCACGTGCGTTGATGTTGATCCTCACAGAGATGGGATTCAGTTTGTTGTTCCCACTCATCAAACACAACATGGGAGAACGGAGGATTTCTTTCTGGTACATAACGATCATGTCTGGCTTTGCTTTAGCGCTGGCTATCGTTATGCAGATCAATCCAACCTATATGGCGATTTATCTATCCGCAGTCTATCTCGCGTCGGCCTATCACACGTTTGAAATTCAGCGGAAGAATTACAAAGGAATTCTATGGCACAGCTTCTTTCATGGGTTCTCCATCTTCGAGCCTTTGCTGGTGCGTTTGCCCTTCGGGAAGAACTTCTGGGCAAGAGAAATATTCCTCGAACCACTACTCATCATGCTTATCGGTAAAGCGATTTACCTCTTCCTTGACCCTGGACTAGGCGGATTGATCGGGTTGTCTAGCATGTTCATGGTGATTCGTGGCATCACCCTCTACCGGTATCACCGTGAAGAGGTATTAGACCAACGCGATGCGATGATTGAGGCGGAGTACGCCTTATCGGTTTTTGAAGGGGCATCCGTACAGGATACAGCAGGCTTCACTGTTCCCAATGTGAGCCAAATGCGCCCAGCAGACAAGCAAGCAGTCGCGCGAAGTATGTTGAGCGAAAAAGACTTCGCAACGCTCTCGAAGCAAGCCTGAGTTCGATTAATCCATCAACCAATCACTTAACAGCTAATACGGGGCTGAACTGACAGCCCCGATGGAGAATGAACCATGAAAACCATTGAGCAAATTCACGAAAGCACTATTGAAATGAACGGCGATTGGCAGCCCTTCACTCAACCTGAATATAAAGATCAGGTAACGCCCATTCTTGAAAAACATGCAGCTATGTTAGATGAGCGTATACAAGAGGTACTGGCAGAAACCAACACCTCCTTTACGGAAGTAAAAGAACGTTATCAAGAACAAGATTGGAGTGAAGTCGCCAACGATATTTGGGAAGCACTGAACGAGATCGACGATTCACCTTTTGCACAGCTAATTAACAATGCTGCGTACGGAATCAATGAAAAAACCATAGAAGTGATGTCAGCTATTTACGACAAAGTAGCTGAACGTTTTGGCGAAACACTCACCACCACCATCAACGAACCCGAAGCGTTTGAAAAGCTGATTGATCCGCTTATCAAAGAAGCGCATGCCGATTTATATGAAGCATTCTTTGAAGCTTATGACGCAGAGATGTATACGGATTTTGATCCGACGGAACAGCAACCCCCTCGTGAATACTACGAGCAACATGAACCAGAAAAGCTCGAACAATTTGACAGGGAAGTTGCCAACTTCATTTCAGGTAATGAACCTCCGCCTGCACTCCCAGTAAGTAACACTCCAGATAATCCTCTGACTCCGCAAGGAGGTGAAGCTATTAAAGATTATCTAAAAATACCACCTCTCACCAGTAGTCGGTCGTTAGAAGCCGAGCGCGGCATAGAGAGGTAGTTGCCATGAGCAATAAATTAGATTGGCCCGAACATTTAATTGAGTTCAAAGAGGAAGACTGTTTGACGCTCAAAGAATCTCAATCGGGAATGCTGTTTTGCGGACGCGTAGGAGCTGGAAAAACCAGCGGTTCGGGCATTCGCAAAACAGAAACCAAGGCAAGTGATCGCTCCACCCATAACGAGTCTGAGGTAATCCATCATGACAGATGAATGGGATTTATCCATGCCGTTACTCGCGCTCTCAGATAGCGATATGTTGACCCTGGAACAGGCAGCACGCGGTATCGCGATTTGGGGCGCTACAGGAAGCGGTAAAACATCGGGTAGCGGGCAAACCATTGCCCGCAGCTACCTTCAACATGGGTTTGGCGGATTAGTGCTGTGCGCTAAAAAATCAGAGGCCGATTGGTGGCTAAAACTCGCCGAGGAAGAAGGCCGTTCTCAAAGCATTATTCACATAAATCCAGACGCAAACATGATGTTTGATTTTTTAGATTACGAAATGAGGCGAATGAATGATGAAGACTAAAAACTCCAAACCACTCACCCAAAATAAGGCTGGCGGTCAAACAGAAAACATTCTCGGTCTGTTTATGCAGGTCATTGCCATCACCCAAAAGGCCGACCTCACTAAAGGAGAAAATGCGTATTTCTATTTAGCCTGCCAGCAGCTACTGAGAAACGCTATTGATTTATGCAAGATGGCTTACGGGCGGGTATCGCTGATCGATGTCTATAACATCGTAACCAGCGCACCTGCCATACCCGAAGACTTACACTCAGACGAATGGAAACAAGACAGCAAATGCTTTCAAGCACTGACACTCTGTAATGAGCGTGAACAACAGCTACAAAAAGAAAATAAGAACCGTAAAAATAATCATGAGCTGGATTTATGTGCGAATTATTTTTTACGAGAATATCCCAATTTTGGCGATAGATTACGCTCCTCCATCACCAGCATTTTTACGGCGAGTGCTGACCCGTGGTTACGGGGGCAATTGCGCAATTTATATTCTCGTGACCCGGAAGAAAAAGGATTTTATCTTGATCCTGATAACTGCAAGGAAGGTGCGATATATCTATTTAACTATCCCGTTAAAGATGGCTTGGTTGGGCGATTAGCGCAATCTATTTATAAACTGATATGGCAACAACATATGGAGCGTAGAGACATCACCAAGGATGGTGGTCGCCCCGTCTTTTTGTGGGCTGATGAAGCGCAAAACTTCCTGCTTCCCGAACAGGATGCTTTATTCGCGCAGACCGCTCGATCATCACGCATTCTGACTGTTTTACTGAGCCAAAACATCTCCAACTTCTACACCGCTTTAGGGCAAGGTGAGCACGGCGTCAATCAAACCGAATCGCTACTTGGGAATCTGGCAACACAGATATTCCACGCTAACTCCCATGAAAAAACCAACCAGTGGGCCAGCTCTATTTTTGGCACGGAGTGGAGGCATACCGCCTCCTATAGCACGGGCAGTTCAGACAGCCAATCATTCGGTGGACAGTCCGACAATATGTCGATGGGTGGAAGTGAAACGACACAGATACAGGAGCAGCAGAGACTTACTGTAGAGCAACGAGAATTTACCCTTCTTGCAACGGGTGGTGAAGCATTTGACTATCAAGTGGAAGCCTTTATTTCACAGGCAGGTCGCATATGGAATGCAACAGGTAGTAACGCCATTAAAGTCACATTCGATCAACGTGGTCAGTGAGGAAAACATTATGTATGAAACACATCAACTCGAATCAATGGTAGCCGCGCTTTATAACCAGGCAACGCGTTCTTCTGAATCATTTCGTGATGAATATTTTAATGAAATTATTGAACGGAATATGACGCTTCTACCAACAGAAAGCCGAGATGAATTTATGCGTATTGCGATAGATCATGGTTACGAACCAAACGCGCAATACAGCAACCATTATCACCCTGAAGAGGATGGCTTTAACAACGAAATATATGACGATATGTTTCCACTAGAGGATGACGAATGGCTCCATTAACCATGTATCAAATCAATCCTAAGTGGAAAAACTACGAGAGCATTTTATGAATCTAAATAAGACATTTTATTCATCGGATACACACGTATCCGCTGTGCCCGAAAAACCGCAAGGCTGTTGTTCGGAGAGGGGTCTGTCCTTATTTAGATTCATAGTTATTGCAATTAGTTCACGTAGTTCTATAGGTAGAGTTGGGGGTTATTTACGCATATGTTAGAAATTTATCCATCAACGAATGCAGCCGAAGCGAAGTCTTATTTCAGTTCTGAGTTAAGTAAGGGCGATTATTATTCTGAAGAACAGGAAGTTGTTGGTAACTGGGGCGGTAAAGCTGCCAACAGGCTTGGTTTATCGGGGGAAGTAACCAAGGATGCGTTCAATGCGTTGGTTGATAATCTCGATCCTGAAACGGGCGAGCAGCTAACAGATCGCATGAATCCCAATCGTCGCCCTGGCTATGATATGACGTTCTCCGCACCGAAGGCATTTTCTGTTCTGTATGAGTATTCCAAAGACGAACGCTTGCTAGACGCTTTTCGGGATTCTGTACGCGAAACCATGACCGATATTGAAGAAGCCATGCATGTTCGCGTGCGTAAGAATGGAAAGAATGAAGATCGCCAAACCTCGAATCTGGTTTACGCGGAATTCATTCACTTTACGGCACGTCCCGTTGAAGGCCAAGCTCCCGACCCACAAACCCACTGCCATTGTTATGTGCCTAACGTATCTTTTGATGAAGAAGAACAAAAATGGAAAGCGGGCGAATTCTCTTACATCAAGCAGGATGGTAACTATTACGAAGCGCTGTTTCACTCACGTTTGTCCAAACGTCTGAGTGATATGGGGCTTGATATTGAACTCGACGGTAAATACTGGAACATCGAAGACATTGAGCGAGAAACAATAGCAAAGTTTAGTCAACGTAAAGAAGAAATTGAAGCTTACGCACAAGAACACAATATCGAAAATGAAAAAACCAAATCACAGATTGGAGTGAGATTACGACAAGCCAAAGATAAAGGCTTGAACCGAGAACAATTGCGGGATGTATGGTGGGATCGGCTCGATGAAAGCGAAAAAAAATACACTCGATAAACTGAGTGAATTTGATAATGAGAGTGGATCAAGTGATAGCCCCGTTAGGCGACAAGCGTTAGCAGAAAATTATCTGGACTATGCGCTCAAGCATCAGCTTGAGCGCCAGTCTGTTGTGCCACTAACCAAACTCAAAGAAACCGCCTTACGACAAGGATTCGGCCAGATTACATTAGAAGATTTAGACGTAGCGATTGAAGCACGTGATGACCTCATTACCGTCCCCCAGAAAGGCCGTACCTATGTCTCAACACGTGCCGTGCTTCAGCAAGAAGATGACATCATCCAATTTACACAAAACGGATACGGAAAACTCAAAAGGCTCAACGAAGAGTTTTCTATTGGTGAGGTCACGGACTATCAAAAAAATAAATCTTTTGAACTGGCCGATGAACAAAAAGCGGCGGTCCAACATATATTAACCAGCCGAGATCGTGTGACCGCTGTAGAAGGTAAAGCGGGCGTGGGTAAAACCACCATGATGGCTACGCTTATTGAAGGGATTGAGGATGGCGGCGGCGAAGCAATCGTGCTCGCGCCAACGGCTGATGCAGCATACAAAACATTGCGTGAAGATGGCACAACCTACCGTAATGAGACCATGCAAAACGCCCAGACCCTAGCGCGTTTTTGTGTTGATGAAAAACTCCAGCAGGAGAATCACGGCAAGACCATTATCGTAGATGAAGCGGGCTTGATGTCGGTGGGTGACATGCACACCCTATTCGAGATTGCGAAAGCCAACAAAAACCGCGTGGTATTGGTGGGTGACACCGCCCAGCATAACTCTGTTATGCGCGGTGATGCCTACCGCATTCTACAAAATGAAGCGCGACTACAAACCCTCACACTGGAAAATATCCGTCGGCAAAAAGGCGATTACAAACGAGCCGTTAACGTAATAGCACGCGGCGATGTGGTGGGAGGTTACGACAAACTCGATAAGCTAGAAGCGATTACAGAAGAACGTGATAACGAAGCACGTTATCGTAAACTCGCCGAGACCTATACAGGCTATGTGGAAAAAGGAGAAAGCACATTAGCGGTTGCCCCTACTCACGCAGAAGGTAAACGCACCACTGAGGCCATACGCGAGGCGTTAAAAGAGCACGGCCTTATCAAGAAAAAAGAAGTAACCACCACACGTTTCAGGAACCTGCAATTAACCGAAGCCGAGCGCGGATCAAAGCACAATTTCAAAGAAGGTCAAATGATCCGCTACCAACAAAATGCCAAAGGCGGCATTAAGCGTGGTTCGCAATTCACGGTATCCAAAGTCGATAAGCAACATGTCTGGATTACCGATGCACAAGACAAAGACTCAAGATTAGATTTATCACACGCTAATCGTTTCAACGTGTACGAAAAGCAATCCATTGCTTTAGCTTCAGGTGATGCCATTCGCATCACCGAAGGCGGAAAATCCAAGAATGGAAAGCAGCTTAATAATGGAGCCATTTACACGGTGGATAAGGTACTCGGAAATGGCGACATTAAACTCAATAACGGAAACGTCCTTGACGCTAACCAAGGCAACATCAATTACGGCTATGTCACTACCTCCTATGCCTCACAAGGTAAAACCGTTCAACATGTTTTGATTGCACAGTCCACCCAAAACGGCGGGGCTTCCAGCGCCGAGCAATTCTATGTATCGACTTCTCGCGGGAAAAAGTCTGTTGAAATATTTACCGATGACAAAATGGAATTGCGCAATCAAATTCAGCGCAGCTCGCAGCGTTTAAGCGCAACGGAACTTATTAAAAATCAACCTGACACCGACAAAGCCAATAGAGAGCAAGCTGAATTTATTGCTTCACGTACTGCGATGGTAAGACAAGGGCTATTGCAGCCTAATTTTATGCCACGGCCACCCAATAACGACAGTTGGCGTGAACAAGTAAGACCATCTCACGATCGGGGGATATACCGTGACTAATTCTGCCAGTGATATTCTAAATTCTGTACAAAAAGGTTTCGCTGGCAAGGTCACGACACCAACGAATAAAACAAAAACGCACGAGGTTGATGACCCCTCTATTACCTTCAGACTCAAAGGAGCTTGGCCACATTGCTTTTTTTATAGCCAGGTAAAATCCACTCGCATTACTGATAAAGGACTCATCGTTAAAACATACGATGCGTTTATCACCATAAAAGGAAGAAACCTTGACCCGCTACGTAAGCAAATCCTTCGAAAAAAGTTATTTGAGATCAGTATTAGTTCGAAACATGAAAATGAATCTGAAGAGCCCTTTATAGAATCTATTTCTATCTACTACACCGACGAGGACGAGACATATGAATGAAGTAACTCTAACACCAAAAGAAGCATCCAACCCTATTAATCTCAATACACTCGATGATGATGCGATTAAGAGTCTCATAAGTGACGGCTATAAATTACTCGACCGCCGAAAACGTGAACGAGAAAAAGCCATTAAGGAACAGATAAAAAAACTCGCCGATAGTGAAGGCATTAAAGTTTCATTTCGGGAGACCACCACTCGCAAGAAGCGTGGCTCTACTTTTACAGAAAGTAACTAACGGTTAACAAAGGCTAGGTGAAAAATTTTGCCGCTAGCGCGGCAATGTAAGTGTACGCCTTTGGCGTGAAATTTAAGTGCGTTTTTTGGTGCTCTCTCCAAAAAACAGTTATCGGAGGCCAGCTACGTTTAACTTTAAATCACACTCAGAACCATGGCTACAACCCCGTCATGCTGCGCATGAGGGGTATTCCGCCAGAACCCTGAGATTGATTAAACACTGCGCTCGGCTCCGAAAAACAGTTTTTTAGGGGTTAAACCCATAAGGATAGGTTCGATTGGGTTTAGCAAAACGATAGTCATTTCTGACGAGGGTGAAACCTAACGTGGAAAGGTTATTGCTGGAAATTCTTAATGAATTGAAAGCACAATCTGCCGAACATGCTGAACTTTGGAATGCGAGTGACGTAGCTCGTTACCTGCGTCTTAGCACGTCTTCCGTTCAATCAAGAGTGATTACACGGCGTGATTTTCCTCGTGCTGTTTTGATACCTACAGACACGGGTATGGGCGGTAGACGATGGTATGCTAAAGAGGTTAAAGAGTGGATGAAAGATAATAGAGAACCTTATAAAAAATAACGACTATGCAATTACCTAAGAGCATTTTGGCGCACAAATCGACACCCGAACAACTGCGATGGTTGTATAAGATGAATTCAGCGTATACGCTAGGCGGGTTTTAAGTGTAGGGTTAGGGTGAACGGCTACTACACATTATTAGTAAATCCAAGATACCAAGTTATTCCTATTTATATTCACTATCTCATCAAATAGCTATTCGGGGGCTGAGAGGTATGATTGTAGGCACACGGAAATTCAGTCAAATAATTTCAATATTTGCTCTCTCAACCTTCTTTTTGGGGGGATGCTCTTCTCTTCCGCATAAACTTTTACCAAAGGAAGCCGCAAAAATTGCTAAAGATAGGGATAAGTATGTAATGGAATCAATACCTGATTGGTGGTTAACCATAAACAATGAAGACAAAAAGGGAATGTTAATTGTACTATCTCACAGCGGAGATTCCTTTATTCCGATAGTATCAATTCCAGAAGAAACTAAACTGAAAGCCACAGAAAAGTATATTTCAGCTAGTGAAATAGATAAAGATTCAAAAAATAACTCGAATCTTATTTGCTACTGGATATGGCGAGAGGAATTAGCCATGCCTCCAGATGAGATTCCATGTAGCGAGCTAGTTGATGAAGTCAACAGAATAGAAAAAATAAAAAATGAATTTGCTTATATACAGGATAAATTGAACAATATAGATAAAGACATAGAGAAAAATTTACAGGAAATTTCGAAACTTTACCGCAATCAACTAGAAACAGAAGATATTCTATCTCTAACGCAAGAGGCGCAGAAAATTACTGATAGAGTGCATGGAATAGTCTCCGACCAAATACAAGCAAACTCCGCGCAAATTAGATCTGATAATTCGGCAATAAAGATAAAACTAGAAAAGCTTGCCAACACTATAACTCAAGCACTGGAGTGCTCTAATTAATGGGTCTATTTATGTTTCGACTTTTCTTAATTTTATTCTTTTCCCAGATATCCTTTGGTGCATTTTCAGCCGAATCTCAAACCGATCAACATCTAATTGAATACATAAATACCTCTAAGGAAGGGCTACCGATTAAGCTTTCACCAAACAAAGAAAGTTCTGATGATCGCAAACAAACTCAAATATTCCTTAGCGAAATAACCGCTCATGGAAAATATCTTGATGGCAAAACAAGACTCACAAAAAACAACATGAAGAGTGCGAGAAATGATGCAAAGGTGTCTATCAATCTAATTGATGATATTGAAGCGCAGACATTTCAACTCAAAGAATCTAATAAACTCGACCAGAAACTAAATATTGCTAAGTCAAATAATATTTTGGAAAGAAGCTCGCCAATTGCCCTTATTTATGATGGAGATAAAATCGGTGAATATGAGCAAATAAAATTTGTAGAGAATATGTCCTCAATGATCCCTATTGAGTCATGGGATATAGCCACAGTGCCAGAAAAAATCACCCACCTTAAAGACTGGGTAATTCACTACTATTTTATCAAAGATACTTCTGAGAATGCTAGGCTCATAGGAGAACTTTCGAATATTATTGCTGAAAGCAATAACTTAGAACATCCTATGATAGGTTTAAATAAAGACTCATTGAGGATGCCCCCGTATTCCAACATTAAAGAAAAAGACTTCGATTGGAAGAAAGATATTGGGACGTCATTTGATAAAACCGTTAGAAAAATAAATATATTTAGTAAATCTCAAGCCCAAATCACTCTTATTGACCCCACAAATAGAGATGTTATTAAGGGGGAGCTAAGAAGTGACTCTGTAGATAGCGTCATCACAGAGCAGGAAAAAATAGACATTGAATCTACAGATTATGATTTAGCTCAAGCCATTAACCTTGCACACGCATACGGGTTTTTAATACCGACAACCGAACGAAACCCAAGTGTCTATATCAGAAACCCAATATCTGAGTTTGCAATACCACTCACGAAAGATGAGCCGTTTGCCTACCTAGAATTCAAGCAATCTGAATTCAATCAAACTACTGATTTTAACGATATAACCCCAATTCTTTCTAGGTATCACATTAGCGCTAAATCGAAAATTGACTCAATCAGTGCGGACTTATTAAAACAGATAGCAAAAAATAACCCTATTTGGATTGTTGATTTCGACTTTGAGAATAGCAACGGGCATGGATCAAAAGTAAAAAGCGTGGTTCGATCACTGTTAGACCAATACGGATTGGGAGAACTTGGAGTACATCCGTATTTACGCACGGTGGATTTAAGACCCAACAAAGACAATATAAAAAAATACAAATCCTTTATGGCTAACTATAGGCGCTATTTATCGAACGCTGAAAATGAGAATGCAGCTTACATAGGCTTTTCCAAGGCAGTTATAAATTGGGCAGAAAAATACAGTGATAATGACGCTTCCCGAAAGCGAGTTCCAGAGTTTTTATTGCAATCGATATTTCATCATATATTAAGAGATGAAACTTTAAACTCATCAATCATAAACGTTTCATTTACAACGACATCAGAAGCACACTTCGCATATATGGGTAGGGAATTATCTCGAATCAAAGATTCCAAAAAGTATTTGATCTTTTCTGCTGCTGGAAGCGATTACTGGGAGACTATTGGACATTTTACGACACCCCAAGGTTATGCAAGTCTCTTGCGCGACAACGTGATAAACATAGCAGGACTAGACTGTTCTGCTACTTTTTCTACAGCCAGATCGACTGAATCTTCTGCATATATTTTTGGCTTGGCTAATGGATGTGGCTATAGTTTTGAAAATATAAAATCAATTGATTCAGGCTCTAGCTTCGCCTCTCCTGCCGTTGCGGCAGCGACCTGGCTAAGCAATCTAATTCATAAAAATGGGCAAAATCACTCAGGAATTAGATTTGATTTAGAGCGCGCAAGCTTGCCCCCCTTACCAGGAAATCACAAATTTAGAATTGGATCAGGAGGTATTGTGGACACTTCATCCCTATTAGAAAAGCCAGGGCCGCACGTAATTGACGAAAGTGATAATTACATTAAGTTAAAAGAGTGCAAAGTACAAATCAATCCAATCAATGAGTTTAATCAATCTAAAGGATATGCATGGAAGAAAGGCCAGCGCCAGTCTGACGGTGGCAAGATATTTGAAATTGGAGCATGCCATTCAGACAACAAGAATAATTGTCTTTGGATAAGAGAAAGGGATGAAGAATCACGATACAAAACAATAACGGTTCAGGAGAGAGCCGAAATTACCTTAACTTATGAAAATGACGAGAAAAAAATCTATACATCTGTCAGTGATTTTTTAAAGGAAGTTAAATATCTGTCTTGCGGCAAACAACTAAGTAAATTTAGGAGAACCTAATTATGCGAGTTAAATACATTGCTAAATATTTATTCATAGCTTCTGCAAGCCTCTCTCTCATGGCGTGCTCAGACAAAGAGTATGGTAAAGAGATCGGGAACGCACTAGAAAGAATTTACGGCAAAGAGAAGTTGTCTGATTATGAGGTTAGAGCATTACCTATGACAGGACATGGAGTAGGTCACTCCTATTATGTGAACAAAGTTGCTACAAAATCAAAAGGAATATCTATAACTGACACAAAAAACTGGTGGGAGCTGGGTGTAACGGATGAGGTTAAAGAAGATTGGGGAAAGCGCATAATTTCCGATGGGTCTTCCGGTTCAATTAAATTAGACGAGGAGCTAAGCACCAACTTAAGCCTTAATGTCTTAGCTCCTTTGTACAAAAAGATAGCAGATTTAGATGCCTCTGTTGACTATAAAAAAGGCGTTAAACTGAAAATTTCTGCTAAAAATGTTATGGAAAGAGGCTTAAATTTAGCTTGGTTTAATCGAGCACTAGCTGAAGGATATCTCATAAAGGAACTAAACAACGCCAAAACTAACAATGATCTGATTTTGGTTGCATACGATATAGCATTTGACGGCTACGAAGCAGAGATATCAATTAATACGAGTTTAAACCCCGGCTTATCTGCAAAACTCGCCGAATTGGAGGGTGCCTTAGATGGGATTGAAGGGTCTTTTAAGCTCGATAGGACATCTGACGGAACATTCAAGGTTACGTCAGATGAGCTTGTAATTGCTGCCGTAGATTTACGAAAAATTCCGAATAGCGGCGCTCAATCAGGAATAAAACTAAATGATTGGGAGAGAGTTAACTCTAAAGAAAATACAAATCTGTATAAAAACCTAGAAGAAGTAATATCTACACATCAATGACTTGTATAAACGTACTCGTTTCTTAATCCAATCGCTCAGCTATTTCTTCGGCGCTAGGGTGGAAATACGTCATCAGCGATCGAACATCAAGGTGGCCAATAATGCGTGCTAAATCCAGTATCGGAACTTTCTTTGCAAGTCTCGTGATGGCTTCATGGCGCGCATCATGAAAGGTAAGCCCTTTAATATTGGCCAGCTGGAGTGCTCGCCTGAAGATCACACCGCTACTTTCTTGATTAGCGTTAAAGACTTTACCCGTCTTTTTGGGATGTAATGTTTTAAGAAGCCTGACGGCTTCTTTCGAGAGCGGTACATCACGCTTGGTGCCGTTTTTAGTTTCATGAAGACGTACAAATTTTTTATCTAAGAAAACATTCGACCAATCTAGCCCAAAAATCTCGCCCTGCCTCATGGCGGTTTCTAACGCAAACAGAAAGGCTACCGCAATGATGTGTCGTTTAGTCACTACCTCTTTGCCGTCATAGCCGAGCGCTTCCAGTATCTTTTCGATTTCTCGGTCAGAGATACGTCTGTCACGAGGCTGAGGGTTCTTAGGGCGGTTTATCCCATGAATGGGATTAGAGGCTGTCCAGCGCCAGCGTATGGCTTCCCTGAACACCGCTGACAGTAAATTGAGATCACGATTCACCGAACTGGGCTGAATACGCTCCAATGACCGTTTAATCCACTCATCAAAGTGATGCTGACGTATTTCATCAAGAGGAATGGTAGCTATCTCATCACGCAGGAACTTGTTCATGCGGTTATGTTCACTACGATGACTCTTCCGTGTCGGGGTAATCTCATCCCTGAATTTGGTGAAGGCATCACCCACCGTTTTACCCGTAATCAGTCCATCGGGGTTGAGACTTTGCTCCATTTCTTCAGCCCAAGTAAGGGCTTTAAGTTTGGTATCAAAGGTTTTGGATTTACGTTGACCATGTTTACGAACTTCCACATACCAGCGCTTGCTGGGTAGCTTTCTAATCGTTGCCATAAGAGGTGTCCTCATACGCAGCGCGTACGCAATTCATACGCAAAATCGCACGTAAAAAGCATGCTTATGGCAAGATATAACTACAAACCAGCCGAACGGATCAATCGTAAGTCATTGATTGGCAAGGAATAATTGAATATAGCCAGATATGGCAATTCGATAGTGGTGCCCGGGGCCGGACTTGAACCGGCACGACCTAAACGGTCGGGAGATTTTAAGGCCTAACTGGCACCAAACTTTGCTTTTAAGGCCACGTAAATCGATGTGGTATGCATCAATATTGGCACGTAGATCAACTACCGCTTGGTGGGTGGTGAGCATGGGGTGTGCAAACCCTTTTTCTCCAGCGACGCTAGGGGGTTTGTGGTTATGCACTGGCGAAGGCTGCCATGTGAAAGGTGGGCGTAGCGCATAGTGGTGGTGATATGCCTATGCCCCAAGAGTTCCTGGAGTTCCTTCAACCCTCCTCCATTTATTACGTGGTGGCTGGCGAAGGTATGGCGCAGAACGTGGGTAAGCTGACCGGCAGGCAGTTCTATTTTTGCTTCGATCAGGGCGTTTTCGAAACCCTTGCGGGCTTGGCCCCGGAACATTGGCCCAAACCTTGGCGCGCCTTGCATGATCTCCGCAAATAGCTCATCTGATATAGGCACCGTACGAGAATCGCAGTTTTTGGTTTCTTCGAAGTTCACCGCTCCATTGCGGAAGCTATCGCGAGTTAGCGTGAGTAACTCCCCCCACCTAGCACCAGTTGCCAGGCACAACTTAACCCGTTTTAGCAAATCGGGGCTGCGTGAGTGCTCCGCCGCGGTGAGCAGTGCACCCACCTGGTGCGTTTCCAAATAGAAAGGTTTACGGCGTTGAAGCTTGAGTTTTTCGATTCCCTGCAGCGGGTTATCGTAGCGCCAGTTCTTTAGTTTGATAAGCCGACCGAATACCGCAGACAGATAAGCCTGCTCATGGTTGATATGGTTTTTGGACAGCAGCGCGCCGCCTGCTTTTGTATCTTTCATACGACGGTTTCGGTACTCCACCCAGGTAGAGGGTGTTATCAGGCGGGCCAGCGGGTTACCCATGCGCTTACACATGGCATCCAAATTTTGCTTGCGCTTCTTGCCATCCTTAAGTGTGGCACCGTGAAGAATATACCAGTCGTAAATCAGTTGGCTTAGGCGGCGGTTATCTACCCGGCTACGAACATAGTTCGTACTGGATCGGGCCTTTTCCATTTCTGAAAAATAAAAATCTTCGGCTTCCCTGCGTAGTGCAAAGGTGCGCCGGTATTGGGGGCCGTACTTTCCTGCAGGGCGAAAGGACAAATAGTAGCCTTTCTCGGTTTTCTTAATTGGCAATCCCTTAGCCATATGTCACCTACTTAATTTTGTTCTTGAACTGCTCCATAACCGCTTTTTTAATCGCGCCAGACTGAATGCGGGCGACGATTAGCACCATGTAGGCATCGGTGTTTTTCTTCATTTGCTCCAACACCAATGCGCCGCCAAAGGCCATCCAGGGCAATAGTTCGGGCAATCTGCGGCCAATTCTTTCAAACTCCAGGTCGCTTACCCGGCAGCGGCCCTGCTCCATATTCTTCAACCGGGTGAGGTCTAACTCAAAGGTTTCGGCGAAGTCTTCACGGGTAATTCCCATTAGACCGCGAATAAGCTGAATGCGTTTTCCTGCGTGTGGTTCCACGGTGATTCCAGTGTTCTGATTGTACGGCATGGCTCGCGCCTCCCTGTGCACGTTCCCTTAGGCTGTTACACATAAATATTACCCCTTAATAGCCAGAAATCAAACACATTCTTAGTATTAATTATAATAAACCGACACATAATAGATATTATTTACCCCCTAGAGTGCATTATTCTATTGACCAACACCTTTAGGGGTAATTATTATCCCTCCCGCACATTCAATTAACCCTACGGGAGGGACACACCCATGGACTCCATGGAATCTATAGAACTGCACACACGCGTTACCACTGTTAGCCCAGTCATGACGCGCGAAATATTCGCCGAACGATCGGGCCTACGGCTGGAACAACTGCGCGGCCAATCAGCCCGGGGCAACATACCGCTTTACCCACTGGGGCGGCACCGCTTAATCAACGTGGCCCAAATCGGCAGACAAAACTTTATTGATGCCGGATTTGTTTTTGTACCCAAGCCCTACGTTACGCCAGGCGTATTTCACGCGTTATCTGGTGTACCCGCCAACTCCATTTACGAATACCTGGCCACGGGCGTTTTACCGCTCATCGAAGTTGGCCGCCTGCGCATGGTGGACGTAAAAACGCTCTTCGCGCTCTGCCTCGAATACAACGACTAACTCCACCTCACACTCGCTAAAACAATAAAGGGCTACTCATGGGCACTTACAACCACGCCAGTGATATCGAAAAAGAGATACTCGCCGCACTCAGTGACGACAAACAATTTAATTTCACTGAAACCGAACGCTATTTTCAATACGGGCGTTGCCCCGAGTGCAATCGCAAATCGGTTTTTATTAAAAAAGACAAACCGGGCCGCGTCGCCTGCAGCCACACCGACAGCTGCGGCTACGCAGAAACCACCCGCGAGCGCTACAGCCATTTATTCGAAAACATTAGCGAGCGATACCCCGCCACCCCGGACGACCCCAACGCCAGCGCCAACGCGTACATGGGGCACGTGCGGGGCTTTCCGCTTAAGCAAGTGAGTGGCTGGTATACCCAGGGCGTACTGCCGCTAAGCAATGGCACTAAGGCGGCCACCGTACGCTTTATGTTATGGCAGGGGTTTTATTGGGAGCGCTTAATTAATCAACGGGATGTATGGGCCTACGGGGATAAAAATCACAACAAAAAAGGCCTGATATACCGCAACAAACACTGGCAACCGCCTGGCCAAAAATTTAAACAAGGCGACACCGTATTTATTGTGGAAGGCATATTTCACGCAATAGCCCTGAGCATTAGCGGCTACAAAGCCGTGGCCGCCTTCAGCAGCAACAACCTGCCCCGCGAACTGCTGCAAAAATACAGCAAACACAAAATCACCTGGTGTTTGGGGTATGACAACGACGACAACGGCACGGGCAACGAAGCCGCGCGAAAATATCGGCGGGAACTGCGCAAAGAAGGCATCGATACCGTAGCCATTTACCAATGCCCCAAAGGCATGGATTGGGACGATGCTTACCGCAGTGGCACCCTGGACGATGCCTTTTTGCGGGCCTGCCATTTTCGTGGAGAAATAGATTGCGCCGAAACCCTGGCAGACAAAGCGCGCTGGTTTTACTTGCGCCGCGAATACACCTACAAAGTTTTTGATTTTAACAACCGGCTCTACGCCGTGAGCTTGGAAACCCTGCACCAGCAAATAATTAGCCTGGCCAACAACACACCGCAAGACTCCCCACAAGACACACCCGACACCACAGCCGCCGCGCTGCCAACCATGAGCAAGGAGGAATATCTGCAAACGGACGATGGCAAAAGGCTGTTTGCGTCGTGTATAGAAGACACCGCCATAAGCAACTGCCTGCCCCAGTTTTTATTTAGCCAGGCAGACAAACTTAACGGCGATATTACCTACAATTTTAAAATCAGCTACCCCCACGCCAGCAAAAGCCGACACATCGCTTTTACGGGCGCCGCCCTCGAAAGCCCGGCCAGCTTCAATAAAGCCCTGTTAACTCAAAGCCCGGGCGCCACGTTTGACGGAACTGCCCACCAGCTTAAATGTATACGCGACCAATGGTTTGACAAAGGCGTTTTAATTGTAGAAACCGTGCCGTTTGTCGGCTACGACAAAGAATCTGAACTCTATGTTTACCCGGAATTCGCTTACTACCATGGGCGCTACCTCAAACCCAATAGAAGCGGCTACTTTAGTGCAGGAAAAACACGCTTAAAAACAACCTTAAAATCCATACCTATTCAAACCAACCGAGAGTTTTCCGACCGGTGGGCCAACGATTTCTTTACTATTTTTCACTACAACGGCCTTGTGTGCTTGGCATTTTTTATTGGCAGCCTTTTCGCCGAACAATTGCGCAAACGCCTGGGATTTTTCCCTTTTCTCGAACTTACTGGTGAGCCCGGTTCGGGAAAATCGGTACTGCTCGAATTTTGCTGGAAGCTGTTGGGCCGCTCCGAGTACGAAGGATTTAACCCAAGCAAAGCCACCTTTTCCGCGCGTACCCGTTCATTCAGCCAGGTGGCCAACATGCCAGTGGTTTTAATGGAAGGCGACAGCATGGAAAGCAAAGATGCGAAAAAAGGCCGGTTTAATTTTAACGAATTAAAAGACCTCTTTAATGGCCGTGGCATACGCGCTACAGGCGCATTCAACCGGGGTAACGATGTAGAAGAACCGCCCTTTCGGGGAACCATACTCATCGAACAAAATGCCTCCATCGATGCCGACGAAGCCGTGCTCACCCGCATTGTTCACCTGCATGCAACACGCGCGCACCAGCGCAAAGAAAACAAACCCCTTGCGGACTCGTTTAGGCGAATCAACACCCAAGAAGTGTGCGGCTTTTTACACCAAGCGCTCACCCGCGAAACGCAGCTACTCGAACACATTATTCAGCACTACCAACGGCTGGACAAAAAACTGGGGCAAGACCCAGCAATTACACACACCCGCATAGCCGAGTGCCACGCGCTCATCACCGCTTGCGTGTACACCATTCCGCTGTTACTGCCCTCTCTTCTTCCAACCCGCATAGAAGAAACAGCAGCCCACCTCTACCAACGCGCCCTGGATCGACAGCAACGCCTTAACAACGATCACCCGCTTTTGGCTGCGTTTTGGGAAATTTACGACCTGCTCAACCTGCGGGAAGTACGCACCGAAGACGAACGCCTGGCAGGCCTACCCGCCGAAGAACGTGAAACACTCAACCACAGTAAAAACCCCAATTTTATTGCAATCAACCTTCAGGAATTTCACCAGGCGGCGGAACAAGCGCGTGTGCAACGGCTAGATATCAACGAGTTAAAAAAGGTACTCCCCAGTTGTAAACGGCACAAATTCATCACCCACAAAGCCGTGAAAAGCCAAATCCACGAAGGAAAATCCCGCTGGTGTGCCGTTTTCTCTAAGGAACCCTTATCCGGCTAAACATGCCCGCGCCGACCTCAGCCGGGGCACCTCAGCGGTATATACGCTGAAAAACCTGAGGGGTGGTCGCATTGGCATTACCGCCATTACTCAACGAACAAAAACGTCTACAGCCCTCGTGTACCAAGCCCTGTAGCCAAACGCAACATTCTGATTTTCGCCTTACCGCCCCCTTACCAAGTAAGGAAATATAAAAAAAATATTCTTACTTTTTATTTTTTGTATTTCTTTAGAAATCAAAGGGTTAGCGGCTGGTAAGGCGTTTGGTGAGGCACGGTAAGGCGAAAGTAAGAATGTTCTTACCCTTAAAAATCCTTCCAACCCATTGATATTTAAAGGAATAGTACAATGAAAAACCAGTTAGTCAGCGCCGTTAGGCTTTTGCGACCTTCCCCTCCCCTTTACTACAGCCAGCTGCCGCCATTTATTGCCGACCCCGCCGACCCGGCCAGCGCCGAATTTATGCGGGACTGCCTGGCCCACTGGCTGCTCACCAGCAAAACCGCCGACACCCTGGCCAAGTACCTCCAAACGCAAAAACCCGAAACCCTCGAACAACTGGTGCCGCACCTGGCCCGCTGCCTCGCCTGGCATTGGTTGCTCAACAACCCCCCTGCCGCTATTCGCCAGCGCCTGCGCGGTATTGCCCAGCCGGTGCGGGAACCCCTGCGCATGGCACTTAACCAACTGCGCCCCCTCTGCCCACAACCCAGCGTGGAGGAATTTGCCCCATGAACTTAACCGACCGCGAAGCCCAACAAATAAAAAGCGCGCTCTGCGCCGCTAAAGCCTGTTTGTACTGCCCCACCACCGCCACCGAAAGCCAAAAAGAAAGCGCCATAACCCAGCTGCGCATTGCGCAAGACATCGTTCGCCGCAAGGAGAAAAAACACCGTGAAAAAGCCACCGCAAATACCTGATATCGACGGGCCGAAAATTGCCGACCTTGCACGCAACATGGCCATAAGCCTGCGTGCCCACCACCCAGACAACTACATCGACCTGGGCTTTGTAACCGACAACACCGGCAAGCGCGCCAAGCTGCGGCTGTCGCTGGTGCCCGCCCAAAACCAGGAACGCATTAGCGAGCTCTTTAACTGCGTGCGGGGGCCGAAATAATGCACCGGCAGGCCGAACACACCTTTTATTTTTTTACCACCGTGGCGGCACTGCTGCTTAGTGGGTTATGCATTGCCTTGCCCGTGTACCAGTGGGCCAGCCTCGGCAGCAGCTGGCCTTTTTCTGTAGGTGCAGGCCTGGCCGCCTTCGCCATTGCCCTGTGCAAATTAACCTTTGCCCCCCTCGCTTTTTACAACGCGAATAACAAAAAACCCCTCGCCGCATTTGCCCTGGGCAGCGTGGCGGCACTCGCCACCTGGTTCAGCATAACCGCCACCGCCGCAACCCTGGCCACGCTCGAAACCAGCAGCCGCCAACAATTAAACGCCAGCAACGCGCACTACCAAATAACCCGCACCGCGCTCGAACAACTGAACACCGATATCAATAGCCTTAACCGTTTAATTGCCACCGACCTAAAAAATAATTACCGCGCACGCGCGCTCGAGCACCGCCAAAACCTTGCCGCCTTGTACCAGCGGCAAGACACCCTCACCCAAGCATTAAACCAGGCCGCCAGCGCAGCACAGGGCGCCCCACAAGCCACGTTCGCAAAAAACCTGAACCTACCCCTTGGGGCAACAACCCTGCGGCTTTCTTCCGCCACGCTCACGGCTGCCGCGTTACATCTTATGGCCATTGTTGCCCTGCTCGCTGTTGGGCCATGGCGGCAAACACCCGCTGTAAAAACCCAACACAACACCCGCGAACCCACTGCCAACGCAAACACACCCGCGCCTAAAAAAACACCCGAACAACCCGCGCTTACTGCAGAACAACAGGCCCTGGCGGCACGCCTGTGCGCAGGCGAATTTGGCCAACGCTTTTCACTGCGCAACATTGCCCGCAGCACCCGGGGCGGCTACCAACGCGTGCGCCCGGTATTTAGCTGGCTGGAACACCACAACAAAATTCAGCGCCTTGGCAACAACCAAGGCTATGCACTCACAACCCACGTTAAGGAAAAACCATGAAATTGCGACTTACCGAAACCAGTAAAAAAACCGCCATCGAGATCGATGCCATAAACCCCACCACCTCCAACCGGTTTAACACCTGCGTTGCCATAGAAGTGCACCACCGCAGCAACGCACCCAGCACACCACCGGTGGTGGTATTTACCTTTCAGGGCCGCCTTTCCGAACCGGACGCGCACAAATACGCCACCGCACTTAAATTTGCCGCCACCCTGTGGCGCTGGGCAAAAATCGACAACGACCTGGTAGCCACCTTTCGCGATATCGCCACCGCCAAACGGCCCTGCGTAGCAAAAATAGCGGGAGGCCTGCACTAATGAAACTATTCGCCACCATTCGGCGAGACAGCCAATACGCCAACCAACGCACCGGCAAACCCTTTGCGGTAACACTGGAAAATAGTGGGGAACACATTTGGCGAGGCGGCCCGGGCGGCTGCTACCGAACCAGCGATTTACATTTTTACAGCGAAACCGCCACCGGTGAACTCGCACCGCTGGAGCTGCTTACCGGCTGCGAACAGGTGCTGGCACGGCAAATAATTCGCAACGCACTCACCGCCAACAGCCGCCCCTGGCTGGAAGCCCTGCGCGAAATTTTGCGCGAAGGCATGCAAGCCATAGACACACGAATTTTAGAGGTAGAACGCGAACTGCACTGCGGCTAACACCGTGAATATTTTTTAAACGTTAACCCATTAACAAAAGGCCACACATGAAAATTAGCCAATATTTTTATCGCCACGAAATTGCCTGTAAATGTGGGTGCGGGTTAGACACCATGGACGCACACACCCTGCGCATTGCCGACCAATGCCGGGAAATGGTGGGCCAACCCATAACCCCCAGCAGCGGAGCCCGCTGCCTAACCCACAACCGTAAACTCGGCTCTACCGACAACTCGCAGCACGTGCGCTGCCGGGCCATGGATTTACCCGTGCCCGACCCGCGCGCACTCTACGCCTGGCTGTGCACCACCTACCCGGACAACTTTGGGTTTGGGTTGTACCCCACGTTTGTGCATATCGATACCCGCAGCGGGCCACCGGCACGCTGGCAACACACCTAAACCACTACGCTGCACGCTAAGGAAGGCCACCATGCAGCCCACAACAACCCCCAACAAGTTCACCCGCGTATTGACACACTCACACCGAATGGCCAATACTGCACATGCCCCGGCAAAATCCGGGGCCGGGATTCGAACCCCGGAATAACCAAAGGGGCACACACGCACCCGCGTGTTTTTTTGTGCCTAAAATCTGGCTCGCCTGTGTTTTGGTGGGCTGGTCGGGGCCACCTTCGGGTGGGCCGGTTTTCCTTTGGTCCCGGTAGTTCGAACCCCGATCAGCTCATCTCCAGCGGATTCGAACCTGCGGAGATGCTCAAAGCTAATTCCAAAGGAGCCACAAAAATGAAAAATTTTTCTACGTCACTTAAGACGATTGACAACCCATTCAATTTTTCAAATCACGATATAAGAACTGCCATCGACCCGGCCGGTGAAGTCTGGTTTTGCGCAAAAGATGTTTTTGAAGCGTTAGGAATAGCGTGGAAAGGTGCAAAAGGGAGTCTGATCAATTGCCCCGAAAAATGGCAAGGGGTCTGCTATCTCCAGACCCCTGGCGGCGCTCAAGAAGCGATTTTCATTAAAGAACCCGCCGTCTACCAGACTGCTTTTGTCTCAAGAAAACCTGAAGCCGTTACCTTTACCGAATGGGTATGCGAAGAAGTTCTGCCCGCCCTTCGCCGCCAGGGGTTTTATGGCCAATCCACACCCGGCCAGCAAATACAATTGCGCGCACAAAAAATAAAATTATTGGAATGCCTAAGCAGTAAAGACGCTTTTATTCGCAAAGCCGTATTCACCAGCCTGCGCGCGGTGTGTAACCAACTGGGGGAAGCCATGCCCAACCCGGAGTTACTCGGCAAGGATGCCGCGCAACTGAGCCTGGAGGTGTAACCATGGGCGAACTACACCCCTTTACCAGTAATGAACCCACCAGCCAACCACCGCAGCTTCCACCCAGCGAAAGCGAATACGACACCGCCGACCTGCTGGACGCCATGGCCGACGTGAAAGACATGCTTAGCCTAATGCAGCTCACCTTCTGCCAGGACAAACCCTTCCTGGAACTGAACGCCAGCGCCCAGCGCGGGCTTTGGGAGCTGTTGGAGGCAATGCGCAATAAATTGCTACTAACCAAGAACTAAACATGGAATAACGGCTGACCCGTTCGTCAGTCGTTTTCATTGCTGAAATTAGCGAATGGTTTTAAAAATACCTTTTCTCCAACCATTGATTTTATTTCGATAATAATATGTCTCCTTATTTCTCCAGCGCTTTAAACTTTAAAACACTGCCTTCTTCTCGGAGAGTCTACTAATAAGTTTTTAATCTAGCGGGAGCTGCGCCGATTTGGGCTGCATTCTAGAAAGACGTATTTTTAACGAAAGCACCTAATTGGTGCTCGTCCGTACTTCGGAATGTAAAAAAACAGTTTCGATTAGAAAAAAAGGCGCTTAAATATAACAAATAATACTAACAAACCTACACAACACTAAGACACAAGTATTGGTTGGCGTATATTTCTACATCAAACTCACCAAAGCGGCAAAAAAACTTTGCTTTTCATGAAAGTGACACTTACAATAAATTTATTATTTTACAACATTTCTGTTGCATTCCTTGAAAATCCTTCGTATTCTAAAACTGAAAAAGACAGTATCTATTTATGAAGGTGCTTCAGGGTATGACTTATGACGAATTTATACAAAGTCTAGTTAGGCGCGGAGTTACCCTCCATGCAGGGAAGGGCCAATGCTTAAAGGCTACAAGAAATGGGGCCTTCAGCGTTGTACCTAATCGCGGAACAGAGGTTATTCCGAGAGAAGTTTCTAGGAAGATTGAGAAGGATCTTGGACTTGTGTGAAACAAAGAACTGCTGGTGGCCACTTGGTAGAGAGCATTGAATACTATGTACGATTATGGCGTTTTTGTAACCAAGGTTGATCCTGGTTATTGGGTTATTTGTCCTGATATTCCTGAAATGAACAGTGTGGGCGATACGGAAGATGAAGCCCTGCACGAAGCAACTGATGGGCTTATTACTGCGCTATCCCTTTACATCGACACCCGTAGGCCGATCCCTTCTGCATCAAAAATTAAGCCACAACAGCACATTGTACAGCTACCTACGTTAATAAAATTGAAGTTAGCATTGTGGCAAGCAATGCATGAAAAAGATATCAAGAAATCGGATTTGGCTAAACAATTGAATGTACACCCACCGCAAGTTGACAGACTTTTGGATTTGCTACACAGCTCCAAATTAGATCCATTAGAAAATGCTCTTGAGTCTTTAGGAAAAAGACTTTCTGTATCAATAAAAAACAAAGAAAACCCCAATCACGAATCGCAGTTTGCAACAACTCTCTAATTTTAGGCTCCAATTTATTGGAGCCTAAACCTTCGAACTTAAATAAAAAAATTCCACCTCCGCTAAAATAAATTTTTGATGCCTTTGTGGAATTTGCCGGAATTTTTTAAGTAACTGCATTTCCATTTCTTGCACGCTCTGCTCCAGTGCCTCCCCCGCTAAATTTGCCACCGTAACCCCCAGCAACCGGGCCAGGTGTTCTACCTGGCTAAAGCGCGGATCTTGCTGGTTGGTTTCGATGGACGATACCGTGGATTTAGAAACACCCAACATTCTTGCTAATTGCGTTTGGTGCCAACCTTTAAATTGCCGCGCCGCGCGTATTCTTGCGCCTAAAGTACCTTTAAACATAAATACCGTTAACTCGTGAGAATTCCGGCCCGGCCGGACGGTTTTTAAAACCGTTCCAGCGCAGCCGGAAATGTTGCGTAGAACCCGGTGTAAAGCGGGTGTTATATTGTTTGTGACCAAAGTCTCACTTGTTATGGTATTGGCTGTTTTTTGCAAACAGCGGGCGCTATTTACGGGGCTTTGGGCGAGTACGTATAAACCCAAAATGCAAAAGGAGTTAGCTTTGTGTGTACCAGTGTTCGCACCCTCGCCCCGGGCAGGTGTGCAAAGGAGAGTGGCAATACGGAACGTAAAACCTGTATTAATTTTACTGTGGTGGCGTGCCGGTTAGCTGTAATAGAAGACCTGTTACAAGTACCCGGCGAGTTGATTACCGACGATGCGCGCGCAGGCGCCAGAGAACTGATTTACGAAATTAGGGAGGCCATAACAACCCAAACCCGATAGCGGCAGCATTAAACCAGCGTGGCTTACCAACGCTGGTTTTTACCGGTTAAAACAGATCGATCTGGTTGCGCTCGGCCAGTTGTTCCGGGCTTAGGGTTTGTTGCCGCCACTTATGTGGAATGGCGTTTTCGGGCAACACAAACGGGCTTTGTTCTAGGTGAATTTCCGGGTTGGGGCACGCGCTTGCGGTGAGCGTTGCCAGAATTTCCACACCCACTTTACCCCGCCAGCCGCACTCCACAATATTCTGACATTCCAAAATGCCATCCCGGTACAGCGGCGAGTGTTCGCGGCTGTGGCGCATGCGCGCATCGCTGCCACAGTGCGGGCAGCGCAAACGCAATTTATTAATTTTTGGTGTTTTGTTGGTGCCAGCCATTGGAGCCCCCCGGTTTTATAGCTACGCATTTAGGGATATATATTACCCCTTAAAACAGCGCCATACCATTTACGGTGTGCGGGTTTCGGCTTCCAGTTCGGTGGTAAAACCCGAGGGCGATAACCGGTGCGTGGTGCGGGTAACCACCCAGGCCTGGGCGGTTATTGCCGGGTGAAACCCCGCCAGTTGCAACGGGCACTCGGGGCTGGCGGTGGGCACGGCCAACGCCAGCGACACATTCAGCACCGCTTGCCCCCGCTGCAGCCGCGCCAGCTCCGCCTGGGCGGCCAGGTAGGCGCTGTTGGCATCGGTAAATACGCCGGGCAACAGTGTATTGCGCTCGGTGCTGCCCGCCTGTTCGTACACGTAAGCGCCCTGGGCTTTGTTGTGCCAGCGGGCGCGTACACCGGTAAAGGTTTCGCGCTGGGTATGCCGGTAAAACCAGCGCACGCCCTGCCCCATGGCCACCGCTATGGCGGGCATGGTGTTGCCACTGGCGGTGAGCGCCTCGCCTTTTTGTATAAACAGCAGCACCCCATTTTTAACCGTGGCAATGGCACCGTGGGCCTGGGCAAAGCGCGATAAAAAATGCAGGTCGCTTTCGTGGGTTTGTTGCGGCGCGGCTAAATTAATTACCGCCAGGCGCGGGCTAATTTTGTACTGCAAACCGTGCTCGGCCGCGATATGCGCCACCAGCGCCTCCAGGTTTATCCGCTCCCAGCTGCGGCTTTTTTTGCCGGGCAATTGCGCCACCATGGCCACACTGCGCGCGAGCAAGGCAAGCTGGGCCGGGCTGCCGCTGTGGGCCACTTCGTCGATGGTGTAGGTACCTTTGGGCTGCAAGGCCGCGCCCTGCCAGCCCAGTGCCAGCGCCATTTCGCCGCCTATAGGCGGAAACGCCAGGCCGTGGGTATCGGCCAATGTAATGCTGAGGGTGTCGGCGTTGTCGCCGTTGTGCTCGGTGAGAGTGAGCTCCACCAGGGGCGAAAGCTGCGGCGTAATATCGCGGCCATTCAGGGTAACCCTGTAACCGGGCGCGTGGCGGCTGGGAGCGGCACCCATTAAAAGCGCAACCGGTTAAGGGGTTGTGCCAGCACCCCGGTGGCGGCTTCCAGGGCGGCATTGGTGGCGGTGCCCAGCAGGCTGGGTTCGGTTTCGTCCACGCGCACCAGGTTAATGCTGAATTCAATTTTTTGCGGCACGCCATCGCGTAAAAAATGGGTGTTGGTTTCGCGGACTTCGGTAATGCTCCAAAAACCATACAGCCGCCCGCTGCCTTCAATTAACGGCCAGCCTTTGCCCTCGGTTGCCATGGTGCGCACTAAATCCAGGGTTACGCGGCCACTGGTTATTGCCGGGTACAAGGTACCGCTTAAGCTGAGCGTATCGGCACCGGGGCCGGTGTATTGGTACACCGGGCGCTGGCCCGTGCGCGCCTGTTCGGCGTGGCGCCACTGGCTGGTGCGTTGCACCTGTTCGTAGGGCGCGGTGCGAATATCGAATACAAAAAAACCGAGGGCCATTAGCATGGTTGGGTTCCTAATCGTAGAGGGCGCTGTTACGGGCACTCTGTGCCTGGCGCTCGCGTTCCTCGAGCACCCGTTGCACTTCGCGCGCAATGGCGTGGGCATCGGCGCCGGGCGCCGGGTGAATGTGAATCTGCACCGGTTCGCTGGGGGCCACCACAGGCGCAGGCTGGCGGCGAATGGGCGCGCGGGTATCCAGGCTGTAGGCGGTTGCCGGTAATGCCAGCGCCAGGCTGGCGCCAGTGGCGGTAAGCCCACGGGTTACCCGTTTTAGCTGCGCCTGCACCTGGGGCGCCGCTGCCTGCAAGCCTTCGCGGTAACCCGCCAGGGTGTGCAGGCCATACGCCTTAAAAACACGGCTGGGGCTGTGAATTCCCAACGGGTTTGTAAAATAGGCTTTAACATCGCTTACCAGTGTGTGAATGGCCGTGCGCAGCTCGGCTTTTTTTGCGCTAAAGCCTGCGGTAAACCCTTCGAGTAACCAGGCGCTTAATTGCATACCCCAGGTTACCAATGCCATTGGCAGATCGAACACGGCTTTAAAACCCGCCGCCACCACCTTGCCTACCGTTGCCCCCACCTCACCGGCCTGCGCCAGTTGGTCGCGGGTGGCCGCCACCGGGCCCAGCAAACCGGCAAACCCATCAGCAATGTTGCGCAGCCATTGCCCCACCGCCGGGAACCCCTCGAGCACCTTGGCAACGCCCTTGCCCAGCGCCCCCACAAAGCGGTTAAAGGCGTTGGTAAGGGGGGCGAACGCGGTGCCCAGCTCGGCAAAAAACCCGCTAAAAAAGGCCTTTACCACCGCCCAATGGCGATACACCAGCACGGCGGCTATGGCCAGGGCACCCAGCGCCAACCCCAGCGGGTTGAGCAACACCAGGCGGCCCAGGGTGGCAATGGCCAAACCAACCGCACGCAGGCCCACCAGCGGCAGGCGCAACGCACTGGCCAGTAGCGGCATGGTTTTAACCCCCAACACCTGCAACGCAAAGCGGGTGGCCAACAGAGGCAGCATTAGCCCAAACACCGCCGCGCTGAGCGCCCCCAGCACGGTAACTGCCGCCAACCCCGCCATGGTGGCTTTGGTAAGCCAGCGCACGAGTGATGCGTTGTGCGTTGCCCAGGTACCCACAGCGCCGACAACGCCAGTAAGTTTGGTTACCAGCTCGCGCAATACCGCGTTGTTTTCGCCAAACACCTGAATTTTTACTTCCTCCCAGGCGCTTTTAAGGCGGTCGATATCGCCCAGCAAGTTATCGCCCATGATCGCGGCCACACGCGTTGCTTCGCCCTGGGCCTGGCGAATGTTGGCCACGTACGCGCGCAGGCCGCCGCTGTTGGCCTCCTCCAACAAGGTCAGCGCCGCTGCGGCCGGTTCCTCACCGAACAGGGCTTTTAAAATATCCATTTTTTCGGTATCGCCCATACCGGCCGTGGCATAACTGAGCTCTTCCAACAGGTCCACCACGCTGCGCAGGTTGCCGCTGCTGTCGGCCACGCTGATGCCCAACCCTTCCAGCGCACTTTTAGCGCCATCGACGGGCGCGCTTAAGCGCAACAACATGCCACGCAAGGCAGTGCCACTGTCGCTGCCCTGCAGGCCCACGTTGCCCAACAGCCCCGCCATGGCCGCCGCTTGTGCCAGATCGACCCCCATACCCGCCGCCACCGGACCCACGTATTTCATGGTTTGGCCCAGCATTTCCAAATTGGTATTGCTGGTGGTAAAGGTTTTGGTGAGGGTATCGGCCACCCACCCCATTTGTTCGGCGGGCAGTTTAAAGCCGCCCATAATGTTGGTGGCGATATCGGCGGTGCGCTCCAGCCCCAGATCGCCCGCTTTGGCCATATCCAACACGCCCGGCATGGCCTGAATAATTTGCTGCGGGCGAAACCCGCCCATGGCCATAAAGCCCTGGGCACCGGCCACCTGGTTAGCGCTAAAGCTGGTACTGGCCCCAAGCTCGCGGGCGTTGTTGCGCAGGGCCTTCATCTGCGGGCCGGTGGCATTAAGGCGAGCCAGCGCCTGCACGCGCGAGAACGTGGCTTCGTAGCTGGCGCCCGTGCCAAAAAAACTACCCAACCCCTGCGCCCCGCGCACACCCAAATAGCTGTACCCCATACCGGTGAGCGCGCCGGTGCGGGCGTTGTTGCGCTGGGTGCGGCTCTGCTCGCGGGCGCGATTAAGGGCAGCCTGTTTGGCGCCCAATTGGCTGAGGGCGGTTTTTTGCTGTGCCAGGCTGTGGTTAAGGGCTTCGGTTTCCTGGCGCAGCCTGCGCGCCTGCTGGGCGGTTTTTTCGGTGCTTAGGCCAGCGGCCTGCATGCGCTCGCGGTGCGCGCCCAATTGCTGGGTGGCCTGTTGCTGCTGGGCCGTTAGTTGCGTTGTTTGCTGGGCCAGGCTGCGCGCTTGCTGGCGGTGTTTACGCAGGCTTTCGGTGGCCTGGTTGTACTCGCGCTGGTGCTTGTTAACTTCTTTGCGAATAGTAGCCAGCGCCTGCAACTGGCTTTTGCTGGCGCTGGCACTGCCGTGCACGGCCTGGGTGTGTGCCTGCAATTGGGTTTTTGCCGCCTGCAGCGCTGCACGGGTGGTGCGTTGCTGCTGTTCGGCATCGGCTTGTGCTGCCGTATGGGTTTTTACCTGTTCGGCATTGGTTTGCAGTGCGTTTTTAAGCTGGCGCACCTGGGCGCGGGTTTGGCGAAAGGCCTGCAATTGCTTGCTGGCCGCGTTAAGCGCATTTAACTGTTCGCGGGTTTGGCTGAGTGCCTGGCGCGCCTGGCTGGCGCTGGTGGCCGAACGCTGCAGGTTTTGCTGTAGCGCTTTGGCGCCCTGCAACGCCAGGTTAATGCGGACCTCGTTGGTTGCCATTGTGTGCCCCCTGCCCTAGTCGCCACTGCTACGGCGGTAGGCGTGTTCGCGCCAGGCCAACAGCTCGCCCAGGGGCAGCGGCACCAGGCTGGCGAGTGGCCAGTGAAATACCGTGGCGATATCGGCCATGGCTTCGTCCACGGTGGGTGTTATGCGGGCACCCGCAGGGAGCTGGGCGCTAAAAAATGGCTTACCCGGGTACCGCACTGCACTAAATCCGCTGGCGAAAGCTGGCGGGCTTCGGCTTCGGTAATACTGGGCTGGGTAATACGCGGCAGCAGCGTGTGCAGGGCTGTTACATCCAGCTCCAGCAATTGCATTAACGACAGGCCGCGCAGTTCTCCACTTACGGGGCTGCGAATACTCAGTTGCGTAATATCGCCGCCTTCGCGCTTAATGGGGGAATCCAGCAGAACTTCATTTTCGGCCAGGGGTTGTGTGGTGGTTGCCATAACAGTGCCTCGTTCCAATAAACATTAAAAATAAAAAATAAAAAATAAAACCGTAACCGGTTAAACACCCAGGGCCGCGCGCTTTTCGGCGAGGCGGTCGATACCGTCCACCACAAACACATAGCCGGGCACATCGATCTCGATCAGGGTTTTGCCACCCACCACCAGCTTGTAATAGCTGCAGCTGGTATTGACTTTTAGTGTGTTGTCGTCCCCGGGTTTGGCGCTGCCCATATCGATTTCTTTATGGCGGCCACGCACCACCACTTCGCAATTAATAAACTCGCCGGTATCGTCTGCCTGGTAGGCGCCCACAAAACGCAGTAATTCCGCATCTAACCGGGATTGCCCATAGCCAATAAACAGCGCCTGTATTAACCCGGCAGGCTGCCACTCGAATTCTATTTTTTCCTGGCCCAGGTCTATTTCTACGGCGCCATCCATACCGCCGCCGCGATACTCTTCGTATTTACGGGTAAGTTTGGGTAGCGCCAGTTCGGCAATTTTGCCCTGCCAGGAATCGCCATTACCGAACAGATTAAAGTCTTTTAATTTATGGGGAAGTGCCATAGTGCAGCCTCTTGAAAAAATGCAGCACCAACATCCAAATATTTATTAGTACTGCATACCTATAGGTAAAAGTTGGTATTGAGAGGACTATCCTAAAGAATTCAATTTACGGTGAAATGGTGTCGCGTTGTAACAGACTCAAATACAGTTAGATTTCTAACCACATTAATCGGACCTAACCCCATACCTGGCTACTCGAACCTTATTTAATTTGCTTTCCGAGGCTATATTTTTTAACGCCTCCGTAGCCTTTGACAATATAGTATTATCTTTGCTGCTAGGGTTTGACATATTCCGTATACTTAGAAAACAGTTTACGGAATCTCTCAAACTATCACCCTGCTGCGACTTAAAAAAAGTGTAATAATCGTGTACATCTGCATTAGCAAGAATATTAGCTTCTGCCGACGCCCAGCCATTGCTTGAAACCACCTTAACCATCAAATCTTGGATTTCATACCTTCCCACCCCATCTTGCAATTTCTTCGCATATTTATCCATCAAATAGGGATCGTATTCTGCTGAAGCCAAATTAAATTCTTCTGTCTGAGATATTTCATCACCAGAAAAACGCCTATCAAAATAGGCATCTACAGCATTTTCCACAAGATCTTGTCGCTCCAACCTTCTAAAAAAAGCAAGCATGTTTTGCAGCATAGACACAGATAGACTATCAATGTTTTTGTGAAAGCTGTCTACCAACTTGCTAAGCACAACCTCTTCATCCTCACTGTTAAAACTCAAAAATATTTGATCAAACTCCTGCGTAAATGAGAGATAGGAGTTAGCACCAAGGGCATCAGCCTCGGCCTCCCTCAAACAATTTCTCAATCTCATCTTATCGACATAACCATTTCTAACTGCATCAATCAAAACCATATCCAGCTCACTAGTGCATATGTAGCGCACAGACGAAAGGAACTGTTCCCAAACATTCACATCAGCAGATTTACCTCTCTCTATGTAATTTGATATCGTATACTGCGCGATAAAATCCAAAGGCGGAATTTTATTTGGGAAAGGCGAATAATGACAAGATACGAACAAAATAATTGACTCAACGACTTGATTCGACACATGCGTATCAATGCTATCTTCACCCTCTAGCACCATCCCAATAATTCGCTTAACTTTTTTTAAAATTCTAATATTTTCAATCTTCAGAGCTTCTGCTCTATCATAAATAACCTTGTAATATTTAGATTGCTTTTCAAACACCACATCAACAGCATTACGCACACTCGAAGAAAATTTAATTTCGTAATCCAATACTTTTTCATTGTAGACATCAAAATCCTCTTCTTTTAAAAGGTCGTCATTTAGCAACACCACGACTTTACAACCCCTCTGCTCCTTAAGAAAAGAAATCAAACCCAAAACATCTTTCAGCTCTAACCCCTTTCCACGACGCTCAACGTCATCCAAACAAACCACAATACGACGCACAAACGTAAAAGCAATAATTTCAACAGCAGGAGCATGGCTTTTGATTTGAGAGGCACCACGTAAATACTTAAATAACTCTGCAGCAATCCGCTTAGCTACATTTAATGAATTCTCATATATGCGAGCAATATTAAATTTCTTCTCAAATAAATTCTCATGTATGCGAGTAATATTAAATTTTTTCTGTAACAAACTCTCATATATGCGAGCAAGATTAGATTTTTGATCTAAGAGTTTAGACGAGTCCATATTCTCAAATATCTGGTACTTTAGATCAGCGATTGAATTGACACCAAAAAGCGACACATATGAATATCTCTCGAGCGCCATCTCCTGCTTGTCGACTGATTGACCTAGGCATTTGCGCCAAGTATATGTTTTTCCTATACCCCACCCTCCCTTGATAGCAATTGCCTCTGGTTCAGAGTTTTTAAGGAATCCAATTATCAGACCTTCAACCTCACGAATTGACACCTGACACCTCCTATTATCCGATGATTTTCAGTTCACACCACTATATGTCATCACAATAAAAATTCGCAAAGCCTAGACTTCAGAAGAGAAATCTTGACTCTAATCTGATCCGGGTAGCGGCTTTGCGGTTGGCGCCATCTGGCATAAAAATTATAGGCAGTATTCTGATCGAAAATGCTAAATGCTAAATGCTAAGCCTTGACGCAAAATCCATTAGATAGCTATCGGTAATGCGCTGCTGAAACACCAGGTTTTCCAGTGGGGGCACGGGTGTGTAGTCGTAATCAATATACAATTTACCGGCCTTTAGGGTGCTTGTGGTGTTGAGCTTATCGTTTAACCAGGCTTTGGCATTTACAATTAACCCCAGTGTGGCCAGCTCGCGAAATTTTGCGTTTATGCCTTCGAGAATATCTTTTGCCAGGCTGGGGTGCAGGGGTTTATCTACGGCCCACAGGTGGGCATCGGCTATGGCATCGGCCAGCACCTGGGCGGTGGTGGTGTAGTTTTCGAAGGCAAACAGCGGATCGTCTGCACAGGTGCGCGACCCCCAAAAACGAAAACCCTGCTTATTAATAAGCGTGGTTACCGCGTTTTCGTTTAAGTAGCCTGCATCGGTATTCGGGTTTTGTAAATCAAAATGCACATCTGCCGCGATACCGGTAACACCGTTCACGCCCACATTGCTGAGGGTTTTATGCCAGCCCTGCTCCGCATCGATTTTTGCCCGCAAGCCCAACGCATAGGCCGCCGCACTCACCTCCACCGCGCTGCTGGTGGCCGCCTCGAACGCCAAAAAGTTTGGCCAAAACAACATAAGCTCGCGCTGGGAAAAATTCTCCCGGTAGGTTACCGCCTCTTCTTTGGTGGTGCATTGGTCGCACACCGCATACACCCGCGCCCGCAATTTTTGCGCAACCCCCACCAGGGCCGCCGTTACTGCCTGGGTATCGAATTCCGGTGCGCCTAAAATACGCGGGGTTACACCAAAGCGTTGCTCGGCAGTTAGCAGTGCCTGCACGCCGGTTTTTTTACCGGTGGCATCCACACCGCCAACCACGTTGGCCTCGCGCGCAGCGGCGTCTGCATCGTGCTCTACGCGCACCACAACCACCAGCGGTGCCGCCTGGGCGGCAATGGCGGTAAGTGCACGGTAAAGGCTGGATTCTTCATCCAGGCTGGCCTGGGCTTCGGCAATATCGGTAACTAACACGGGAACGTTATAAGGGAAGGCATCGGCATCGGCCGTGGGGCTGGTGCCCACCAAACCGATTACCGCTGTGGACGGCGTGCGAATTGTGCGCGCGCCTTCGTTAACCTCCAGCACGCGCACACCATGATGATAACTTTCTGGCATTTGTTGAACTCCTCAATAATAAACTGCCTGCGGCAGTGGTGAGGGCTATGGTTCAATAATTTACTGGCGTTGTTTAGGGGGCTGGGTTGTTGGTTGGGGGGTTACAGCGTGGGGGAATTACTCATAAAACCACCGGGCTATGTAACACGCAATTTATTCTACTACACGCACGACAATTAGCGGCAAACACCTGCTCGCTTCGCGCCGTAGGTAGCCTCGCTTAGGGTAAACCCCTCTGCCGGGTAAGCCGTAAGCTTTTCTATAAGCTTGCTACAAGAAAAATGCCCCAGCGACGAATACTCCCTGGCAGACTCGGCTGCCTGCCGGTTCCAATTTACGTTTAAGCTATCCACCGCCGTAGTCGCATCACTCAGCGTAAAGCCTTCGCCAAGCTCCGACGAAAGCTGATAAATAAGGCCCGCACGGGATATTCCCTGTTGTCCAAGGTACAGCTTGGCAGACTTTACTGCATTTGCTTGAGTTTCTGTTAATGGTGCAGACTCGTAGCAGCCCGAGATTAAAAGTGCGGATAGGAGAATTATTTTTTTGTGGTTCATATCGATTCCATTCGGTATGTTTGTTGGCCTGTGGTTTTTTGGGTTCGTGCTTTTTAAGGGGTAGAAATCGGGCGACCAATTAATGCATTTGGTTTTTATACTGCATTTACGCATCTATCCGATGCCGCTTTAGTGATCAACTGAATTTGTTTGTTAAATTTATCTCGGTTCTGGGTATCTTGCGTATCACGAGTGTCCGGCCTATCACGAGTGTGCGGTGTATCACGAGTGTCCATTTACGATAAAACGTTTTATCAGGTTACCACTAAATTATTTAGATCGTGTTAGCCAAATCTTGAATTAGTTCATCAAGTGCTTTAACCATATCTCTTAATTGTTGACGAGGAATTGCATCAGGATTTTTAGACGCAGCTTGGCCAACGTCTCGCACTTTTTCCCACAATTTACCCATTTTATCTCTGTAAGGATCTAGGATCGCAGAATGCATCTCTAACTCTTTATAAATCTTATCAATCTCTACGGAAATTTCATTCCCATCTGATGCCGACAAAATTATCATTTTAGATGTCGCCAAACTATTAGCAATTTCTAGCCTCTTCATAAAAAACTCCTGTTGTCTGTTAAATTCTGCCTTTATCCTCTCTACCTTTATTGTGATTTCCACCAAATCTTCTTTGGTTGCAAAGCTCTTGGCTTTTTCCTTCAAATACGCCCTTAGAAAAATGCCTAGCCCAGTCATTATTATTGATAAAATAACATAGAACCAAATATATTGATTATTAGCTTCCATATATAAATCCCTTAAAAAAATTTCATTCGATACTCTGATTCAATCTAGCCCCACACATAGCGCACCATGTTTGCCGAGCTAGCCTAACGTCTTGGTAAACAGTGCCAATGCAAGAGTGAAAGCGGGTGCGAAAATGGCCGAAGGCCCATGGAGCCTAACCCGCTTTTGCACACACCTGTTTGTTAAACCGCTATTCTACTCTCAAATTTATATGAGTTGTAATGTTTTCTTCTGACCATTTGTCACCTCCAACTAAGTTATATGGAGGTGTGTGCATTATCGGGTTAGGTTCCCAGCGGTGTTTGAACACTTTGTTATGCTACATCTACTTTTTAACAGCGCACTTTTGCAAAGATTGTGAAAACATAAAATTTCCATACTTTTTTCCATCTTGGGTCTTATAAGGAAAACTACTGTCTAGATGCCAGCCTTTTAACCCAATTTCGTTTAAGAAATTCTGAAATACTTCCCTGCCACCTTTATCTATAGGTATCTGAATACTACGAACTTTATAACGATAATATGTTTGCAATGCTTTGCATTTTTTTGGACTTTCTGACCTATCTTCAAATTCAGCAACAGATAGACTTTCCGCAGTGGTTAATCCACAAAACATCACCAAGCTTAAACTTAATAGTAATTTTTTAAACATTGATATCTCCTCATTATCTGACTTGAACAACTATTGACGCTGATAATACCCCAACAATGGATGCCGAACCATGAGCATACTGTAACGCGTAAAATGGGCGAAGCCCATGCACGAAACGAAGCGTAGGCCTAGCTTCCTGTTGACTGGCTTGTAATTTTCTCGCTTAGAGAGCTATAAAAATAATTATCATTTACAGTATGCCGTAACGTATCCTTTACATTGATATTTGTTTGAACTACCACATGATTTTCTGCAATCAGTAGCGCCGCTTCCGGTTATCTTAAAATCTTTACAACCAAGCTCACTCCTAATTTTTTTATTCCCAGGTCTTGGAGCATACTCTTTAGCCTTTTTTAATTCCCAGCATGCTGTCTTTGCACTTGAAATAAGTGTATCGGCCGAAAATGAATTGGATGAAAATAATACAAGTAGAACGGTAACAATTAATGCCTTCATATCAAACCTCGATGCTCTATGTGCTTTTTGAAAAGTTAATCTATGTGAAGTCCATCTTTAAGTTAATAGACCCTTTTTCTTGGCAGCATAACGCTGCCATAAATTGCGGCCACACAGTGGCCGTCGATTTGATGGCCTTGTTATGCGGCAGGAGCTATCGAAATTTCTAACTATCTCTACTGTACAGCTTTCCTTTTAATGAAAATTTTAAGTAGTCATATTTCGATCTCTTTATCAGCAATAAGCTCATTTAATTGTTGAAAGGGCTTTGATTCTCTGTTAACCAATTTACCAATTTCCCTCATGTGGATAGTAGCTTCGCGCAAACCCTCAGGTGAGCGACGTAATGCTGCAAATGCTTGCTTAGCCTTAATCAAATCTACGTCTAATGAAACCGCATCCATATAACAGTTAGTAGACTTTTCGTTATTTCCCATATTCAAATATAGATAACCTAAGTTATAATGTGGAATTGGCGAATCTTCTAAAAGAGAAATGGCGCTAAGAATCATGGACTCAGCCTCAGAAAACCGATTCAAACGTGTATAAAGAACACCTAGATTGTTTGCCACCGATCCGTCCTCTGGATCTAGCATAAGTGCTCTTTTATAGAGATTTTCGGATAGCTCGTAGTCTGCTTTTTCTTTATAAAGACCGGCAAGATTTATAATTGCCAATATAAAGCCAGGGTTTATCCGGATAGCTTGCTCGAATAGGTCTTTAGCTTCTTCAAGTTTGCCCATTTTCCTATAAACAAACCCCAAATTGTTATAGGAATGGAAATGATTTGGATTTGATATTAAGCATGTTTTTAAGAGATCCTCAGCTTCTTCAAACCTCCCCTCTTTTTCAGCTATAACAGCCAAATCACAGTAAGCTATTTCATTTTTGGGATCAATTTTTAGTATTTTATAAAAACAATCTTTTCTTTTTTGCGAATTTTTTAATCCTTTGTAAACCAAGGACATGCCCGAATACGTTCGGATACGGTCCGGCTGTATTTCAACCGCCTGAATGTACAGCCTCTCCGATTCCTTAAATCTACCTTGCTTGCAGTAAAGAGCAGCCAGATTGGTTAAAGGCAATATCGCATTACAGTCTTCCTTCAATGCGTCTAAGTAATTATTCTCAGCATCGTTTTCATCATTTAATTCCTCTGACATCACTCCAAGAGAATTATAAACTGATGACTTCTCATAACCCAGCTGCATTGCTTTTACATAGTGCCCTTTCGCTGTATCGCATTGCTTTATAGCCGCGTAATAATGACCCAAATAAAAATAAGATTTTGGGTACAAAATATTCCTTTTAATGCATTCGAGAATAATGTGTTTTGATTGATTTAATTCTGTAACGGAAGAAAAACTGTAAATAGAATTCGTCTCAAAATCTCCTCCCATCAACGTCCATGCCTCAAGTAAGCGAATATCTATTTCTACTTCTAGTTGTTTATTTTTAGTAATTCTATCTTGACTTAATGATTTACGGGATGTTAAGAAAGAAGCAATAGAAATCAGCAATGCAAATCCTGAAAATAATACTTTCCAGTCAATTTTTTCTAATAATATATAGATATTCATGACAAACTATAGATCCGCTGTGAAATAGAGATTATCTAGTTTCATAGAGCATATGATAGTAATGGTTGGGAATGTTTTACAGCATAACGCCTTGCTCATTTGCGTTTTGGCTGGAGCGGAGTTTTGGGGTAAAGTGGCGTAGCCACCCCAAACCGGAGCGTAGGCCAATACGTCAAATGGAGTAATTTGTTAGCCTTCTATGCCTTTCATAACCAAATGCCCACCGTAACCTTGAGAAAATGCGCTTGCTACACCTCCAATTATGCTATCAGCCATTACATTTGTCGTGACAATAGCTCCTCCACCAGAAATGTGGATAGCTCTGCGAAGTATTGCAGGCAAACAATTTTTCCCTTTTCCCGTTAAAGCATCCTTCGAACATGCGGAATATTGTATTTCTTGAATACGCCCTCTAAGACTCTTAACGCTCCATTCAGACCTTTTTCCTTCCTCCATTTGCCTAAGAACTTTTCTCGCATTGTCAAGATCACGAAATAAATAATTGGCAATGGGTTCATCCATTCCGGCAGCTATCATTAGTGATTTATCTGGCTTCACAAACTCCTCGACAAAATCTTTAAAGTAAAAAAATTTGTTTTCATTCGGACGCGATATCCCTCTAGATATTTGCGCTAGAGATTCACTATCATCCATCAGTTGCGTCAGTGTTGTACAAACAATTGAGAGAAATAATTCGACGCTATTCTTGTCGTATTTAAAGTCATCACCAACTGTATATTTGAGAGCACCTTTTAACGCATTTGTGCCATGAATTAGATAGTTATCACTCATACTCGCTCCATAGGGCTAACATTTTATTCTACGCACAAAGCACAACTTACCCAGCCTCCAACCCAACAAAAGGTCGCAGCGCCAATATTCACAAATCTAAAAACTACGGCACTGTTCGTGCGATTCATTAAAACCAGTGACTTACCTAAAGCTGTTTGTGAGAGATAATTCAGCAAAACCAACCTAGCGCCGTTTTACCGTTCGTTTATCAATACATTACCCCAAGCAGCCAATATTACCCCACAGCAAATACCCGACCAATGTAAGCCAAATTTTTGATTGTTTATGTATATGCGAGCGCCAATATTCCGCACTTTTGGGGTTATTGCTGCGTGTTTGATCCAGGTTTGGCTATTGCTGTAGAACAACACGCCAAACGAGTGACGAGGCTTTTTACAGGTGTGTTGCCTGGCGGGGCGTGGCCCAGCCAGACAGTTAGGCTTAGCGTTGTGCGGGCCGAGTTATTGCGGGTTTGGGGTTACTGCGTTTTACGGCGGCGGGTTTTGGTGGCCAGCGCATTTTCTAATTTGGCAATGCGTTGTTCTTGCTGCTCGCAGTGTTTGGCGAGTTGCTGCAGGGCGGCGGCTACCACGGCTACGGTTCTTTCGTACCTTAAGGTTTTGTAATGTTCACCGGTTATGGATTCCCCGGTTTCGCCAATATCGAAGGGTGCGGGCACGACCAGTTCGGGAAAGTGTTGTTCCACACTTTGCGCGCTGATGCCAATATCCACCTGCGGTGGTTTTTTATTGTTTAGCCATTGCTTCGCGGTGGCGTTGGGTGTGTATTTAAATATTTTCCATTGGCACAGTGCGGCCAGCGCATTTGTTAATTCGCCTTCGTTATTTTTTAAACGTTCATCGGAGTAACCGGCGCGCACTTCGCCATCCGCATAAAAGTCGCCTTCATCAGTAAATATATGGCGCACGCTGTTGCCATCGTTATAAAAATACAGGCTAGAATTATCGCCAGTGGCGGCGTAGTAAATGCGCCAATCGGATTCCGTTTTATTGGTAGCGCCGTAAAAGCTAATGCCCCTGGCTCCTTCTAAATTACCGCTGCTGTCGATATGGGCCACTTTATTCCAGTTACCACCCGAGTAGCGCAGGCCTTTGCCTGCCAGGGCGGCGCTGTCTGCCGCTTGGGCGGTTTTATCCAGCTTGTTGCTGAGTGCCCCGGTTAACCCGTTAATACCGCTCATTTCGTGGCCGTGGCCACTGGAGGATACGGTTAAATATACCGAGGCGCGGGCGCTGCCATTAAAGGTGAGCGTGCCGGTTGCATCGCCCAGAAAATCCACCACCTGGTTATTACTGAGCTTGGGCGCACTGGTTACCATAAAACGCATTAGCTTTGGCGCGTGCTCGGAACCGTCGCCACCGGCCTGGTAGGCGATATCGATACCGCCCCCTTCCACCAGGTGTACGTAGTGATCGTTGTTTACATAAAAGCGCAGGTCGTCGCCGTCCACCAGGGTAAAGCCGCTCATTTTTGCATTGAGTGCAGCATCCAGCCCGGTAATTTGGCTGCTGCTGTGGCTGTGGGTGCTGGGGGTAAAACTGGTGGGCTTGCTGGTAACTTCGCTCCAACTGGGCCAACGGGTGGCCTGCGCCGGTGCGCCGGAAATGGCCGACCAAGCGTGCGTGTGGCTAATGGGGGTAAAGGTGGTGGGTTTATCGGTAACTTCGCCCCACGCAGGCCAGCGGGTAGCTTGGGTGGGTACACCGGTAAGGTCCGCCCAGGGGTGGCTGTGGGCGCTGGGCACAAAGCTTGTGGGCTTGCTGGTGACTTCGCCCCAGGCGGGCCAGCGGGTGGCTGGTGTGGGCACGCCGGTAAGATCGGCCCAGGGGTGGCTGTGGGCGGTTGCGGTAAAGCTAGCGGGCTTTTCGGTAATGCTGCTCCAGCTATGGGTGTGGCTGCTGGCAGTAAAGCTGGCGGGTTTGTTGGTAACTTCGCTCCAAGTGGGCCAGCGGGTGGCGTAGGCCGGGAGCCCGGTAAGCTCGCCCCAGGCGTGCAGGTGGCTTGCGGCAGAGTACACGGTGGGCTTGCTGGTAATTTCGGTCCAGGCAGGCCAGCGCGTGGCCTGGGCGGGCTTGTTGGCAATTTGCAGCCAGGTGTGGGCCTCGGTTGCGGTTTCGTGCGCGGCTAAGAGCTCGCCCCCGGTTTTTGGGGTGAGGGTTTTGGTGTGGCTAAGCCGTGCCAGGGCTTCGCTGCTGGTGGCTTTGGCAATAACACCCGCGGTGGTTTCGGTGGCCGCAGGCAATAAAAAATTGGTATCGCCAAAGCTAATGTTTTGCGCAATATCGCCGGTAACGGTGGCATCCACACTTAGCAGCACCACACCCGCGGCGGCCTTTTCTAATATGCTGGTGGTGGGGTGTGAGTACACCGCAAACAGCACGCCGGTTTCGGTAAGTAAACCGAGTTCGTTAAGGGTGTATTGGTCTTCGCTTTCGTCGCGCACGGTTAGGTGAATTTGGTCGGCGGCCACTACATCGCCACTGAAGGTTTGCAAATTTTTAAACGGCGCCTGCAGTTCGGTTTGGTGTTGGCTGGGCGTGTAATTGCCACTGCCAAAAGCCACGGTGGTGAGTGTAATGGGCAGTGTGCCGGTGTTGCTGGCGTTAACCAGGGCAGCGCGCCCGGCATCGGTAATGGTGAGCACTAAAGCCATGGCAATTCCTTAAAAAATAAGCGGTAAGCGGACAAAACACACGGGACGCACCCGGGCGGTTACATGTAATTGCCCTGCTACGGCAAGGCCACTGGTTACGGTAAAAAAACTGCGGGCGGGTTTGGTGCGGGTAATTTCGCTAATAATATCGTTAATAAATTCTGCGGTTACCGGCTGGCCGTTGGGGTCGTTTACGTTAATGGCAATGTCGAACCCAAAGGGCGCACCGGGTGGCGAGAGTTGCCAGTTTTCGCGCAGGGCGACCGCCGCACCGAACGCGCTCGCAACATCCCGCACGCTTTTTACCGTGCCTTTTTGCCGTTTTATTCTTACCGCATTTTTAATAATTTCGCGCTTTACACTTAACGGCCAATAACTTTTCCAGGTATCGATACCCATGGCCCAGGCCAGCCAGGGCAACAGGTTTTCTGGGCAGGTGGTGGGGTTCCACAGTTCCCGCAGCGGTGTGGGAATATCGCTTAGGCGCTGGGTAACCTGCGCCAGTGCCTGTTCCAGTGGGGAATGGTTGGGCGGCAACACACTCACGATGCCGTGCCCCCGTGATTAATATTTTTTTCTATGCAGCGGGCGGCCTGGGCACTGGTGCATAAAATATCGTTGGCGGGTGCGGCTACGTCCACCCGTTGCACACCGGGCACATGCAGCGCGGCATAAATACCCGATAAGGTAATGCTGCGGCCCAGGCGCTGGTTTTCTTCCAGGTAGGTGGCTAATTGTTCGTTGGCCTCTTGCAATACCACGGCGGTATCTGGCCCAGGGAAGGTAAAAATACTGGCGGTAATACCAAAATCGATAAGCTGCGCGGCCTGGGTGTGCACGTGATCGGTTACCGGCCTTACGCTTTCGGCATTTAATGCATCAGTTACCGCCTGCAAGGTTGCGGTACTGGGTAGGCCGTTGTTTTCGCGCGAGAGTACGGTAATAACCACATCGCCCGGCATGGGGTTGGGCAGGCCTGCGCCCTCTTCCACTTGCAACACAATGGCATTGGCGGGCAGCTGCGCCTGCAGGCTTTGGCTAATAGTGGCTTTGCTAAAGGTGGGAGTGGTAACGCTGGCATCCAGCACTAAACCGCTGGCGCTGAGCGCGTGGTAAATATACGCGAGCTCCGGCCCTGCGGTGCTTAGGCCATCCAGCGCTAATTGAATGCGGGCGCGGTAGTCGTCGTCGTGTTCTAACACGGCGGGCGCGGGTGGGTTGGCGTTGGGGTTGGCGGCAACAATGGTGAGCCTGGCCACACCCATGAGTGCGCCCAGGTGCTCGAGGGTGCTGCCGGTGGCAAAGGCGAGCATAACCGCGCGGGCCGCTTCGTTCACTCGCTGGCGCAGCAGCAATTCGCGGTAGGCGCACAACTGCACTAGCTTGTTAATAGGTTCGCTTTCCAGTGCCAGGGTGTCGGCCAGTTCCGGGGCCAGGCTGAGCAGTTGCTGGGTGGTGTTGTGCAACAGGGTTTCGTAGTCCAGAGCTTCTACTACGTCTGGGGCGGGTATGCGCGAAAGATCGATGGGGTTTTTACCAGCCATTACAAAAGCGCCTTTAATTCAGGTTAATTGCCAGGGTGTGTTGTTCCGGTTCGCGGGTATCCAACCGGGTTAAGGCGAGCTGCAGGTGCAGTTGCCCGGCCGGGTTGGCGGCCATGTGCAGTGCCATGGCTTCCAGGCGCACGCGGGGTTCGTGTTGCGCCAGCGCTAACGCAATGGCCGCGTAGCATTGCAATACGGTGGCGTTATTTAAGGGTTTATCCACTAAATAGGGTAAGGCGCTGCCGTATTCACGGCGCATAATGCGGGTGCCGGTGGGCGTGGTTAAAATATCGGTAATGGATTGCTGAATGTGGGCCAGGCCGCTGAGGGTGGTGCCGTGGGTTGCGCTCATGCCTGCCATTTTTTTGCCTCGTTAATTTGCCGTTGCTCGGTTGGGTTTTTCTTTTCTTTTCTTTTTTTTCGCGCGGTATTTTCTGCGCGATTTTTTTGTTTTTTTTACGGCCGGTTACCCACTTTATAAAATTTGATGGTTGTGCACGGTGGCACCACCCGGTGTGGTTTCGGCATTGCTGGTGATGTGGCTCACAATGGCCGCCGCCAACGCCTGGCACAGCTCTTGGGTTTTGGCATATTCGTTGGTGGTGATAAACCCGTGGGCTTCTAATTGCGCAATCATTTCACTTGCCAGGGCGCTGGCATTCATGGCCATGGTTATTCCCCTGCGGTAACGGTGCTGGATACATGCGCATGCGGTGCACCGGTGTACGGGCAAATATGGTTGCCAGTAACCACACCGGCCCCGCCATTTAAATGGATGGCAGACGCGGTAATTTGGGTGGTATCGCTGGTGGTAATTTCGGCTTTACCACCCACGGTGGCAGTCAGCTTGCCATTTATTTGCGCGTTAACGTCGCCTTCTATCGTGAGGCTGGCCGTACCGGCCAACACTACGGTTAATTGTTTTTCTACATGGTTGTAAGTGGTGCTGGTGCCGTCCGGGTATTGGGTGTGGATTTCGTCGGCCTGGTTATTGGGCGGCGGGAATTGTTCGCTGTACAAACCGGTAATGGCCACCGCCTGGTTAAGCTCGCCCTGGGGGCTGAGTAACAGCACTTGTTCGCCAGGGGTTGGCGGGTTCCAGGTGGCAACGTTGGCCGCGCGCAGGGTAAGCCAGGGCAGCCAGTCGGTAAGATTTTCGCCGCTTTGTATGCGCACCCGGGCGCTGGCGTGGTCGATGTGGGCCACCACACCAAAGCGCACCAGGTTACTGAGTTGGCGAAGGCATTCAGAGAGTGTGTTCATGCCGCCAGTGTGATTTTTTTAGCGGCGGGCGGCGAGTTGTGCGGGCTGTAATGTTGGGCTTTACACGCGCAATTTAACGGGCAGAAAACGCGAGGGCGTGAATAAAAAATTGTTCAATAAATTCCAGATCGTCGGCAGAAAAACCTAATAATTCCCGCTTGGGGTATTGGGTGGTTGGGCCATTTTTGTGTTCGATATGGCTTACCCGGCCCTGTTGGTGAATGGCGGCAATATACCCTGCCCGCCCAATAATAGCGAGGGTGGCACTTGCGGGTGTGGCCTGCGTTTTTATGTGCCGGGTTTTGCGTAATTGCGTGAACAGCGCACGCGGGCGGGCAGCGGTATTTTTGCGGGGCTCAAAGGGTTGGCCCTGGGGCGTGCGTTGTTTTTGAATGCGCTGCTGGTTGCGTTTGCGCAAGGCGATAGCCAGGCGTTTTAGCAACGCGGTGCGCTCTTTGGCCGTGAGTGTTTGCAGCAGCGGTTCGGCCCAGGTGGCCAGCGCGTGCAAATTATTCATGTAATTCAAAACCCCCGGCCGGGCCATTCACGTGAATGGCCAGCGGGCCGTTGACCGCAATCGGTGGGCCGGGCAATACGTGGTTTATGGTGCGGTGGGTGCCATCGAACGTAACAATCACCCGCTCGCTAATATTCAGCATGTAGCTGATATCCAGGGTTTCGTGGTCGATCATTTGGGCATCAAAGGTTAATGCGGTGGCGGGGTTAAACCCAGGCTCGCGCACGCTTAACCATTCGAGTAACGGCAGGGTGAGTTCGTCCAGGGTGCCGCGCCAATCGGTAATCACAAGCCGCAGCGGCATGTGGTACACATGGGAATAATTGCTGCCGCTGTAAAATTCCACGCGGCCATTATCCACAAATAATAAGAGCTGCTCGGGGTTGCGTTTAAGTTGCGCTACCCGGTGCAACAGGTATTCGTGTAAATCTTTTATTTTGGTGTGCTGCTGATTTTTACTGTAGCCACCGGCCGCAAATTGGCTGGCGGCTTCGCCACCACACGCAACACCGCCATTAAACACCATCGCGCGCGCTTCGCCGCCCACGCCTACCCCACCCTGTACCTCGGCCACCGGGTGCGATTGCGCTAACGCCTGCGGGCTTTGGGTTGCGCCTGCGCCACCACAGGCAGCACCACCGCGCGCCCGGTACAGGGCAATGGCGGCGGTGGTAGCCAGGCCACCGGCTTTTACGCCTTGCGCTTGTACCGGCATGCTTAGAGTGCGGCCAGGCGAAAGCGCGGGTTAATGGTAAATTTATTGTCGGCGGTGGCTATGGTATAGGGGCCATCGCTAAAGCGTTCACACCATAATAAATCGCCTGTAATGCGCCGGGTTACGTAGTAGCCGTAATTATTGTTCGCGGCCTGCTCGGCGCTGGAGGCAAATTCGATATCGTCGTATTCGGCGCTGGCGGGAATACTGGTGCCTGGCCCCGGCACGATAATGGTGTAGACCGCGCTGTCTAGTTGTTCGGCGGCGTAACCGGCGAAGTTGGCTTCAACAAAATCTGCCAGTTCGGTATCGTCGTTTGGGGTGTAGTCGTTTTTGTACACGTGTAAATCCATTTCTTCGGCCACGGTTTTATTCAGTAGCATGGCCAGCAGTGTGGCGCGGGAAGTACGGGGAATAACGATCACAATTTACTCCTAAGGCTAAACAGTAACGGGCTTGGCAGGCGGTACACTTTTGCCAGATTACCCTGGGTTTTAAAGACGCGGTAGCACAGCCACTGCAACGCGAGGCACACCGCCCCCAGCCAGCCGACCGGCACGGGTAATTCCTGCAGGCAGGCATAGACCACCAGGTACATGGCGACAATATGCAGCCAGGCAAGCAAGGCGTACACGCGTTGCACGCGTTTGTGGCGGCGGCGAAAGGTTAATAACCGCCCGGCCACCAGCAGGCTGAGCACCACACAAAACGTTTGAATAAATGCGCTGCACATCAGGATTTAAACCATTTAAAAAAACGGGGGTTGGCAGAGTTGGCAATTAGCTGCTGCGCCAAATTAATACAGCAGGCAGAGAACACAAACGCGCTCACGCTGGGGGTTTCGAACACGTGCTGCAACAGGGCTGGCCCGGCTTTGTAGCCCATACCCAGCGCAATGCACCAATACACCAGGCGGGTAAACAAGCTGTGGTCGCGGGCCGAAATAACAAACAGGCTGGAGCCACTGGCCGCCCCCAGTAGGGTATCGGCATCGAGGCTGGTTAATAACCCAACCAAGGTGACGCCGGTAACGGTGGTGGCGGCCAGCGCGGTGCTGCTGGGTTCGGTCATGGCAGTTAGTCCCAAATATTCACCACCGCGCGGGTGGGTTGTGATTGGATGTTGGGCAGGCGCACTGGCGTGCCCATGGGTAACAGTGGCCCGTGCTCGCACAGGCCGGGGTTGGCTTCCAGCACCTGTTCCACGCCACTGGTGTTGCCGTACACACGAAAACAGAGGGCGTCCAGGGTTTCGCCTTGCAGCGCGATTACGATGCTTGCGGCCATTAGATAAGTTCCACCGTTACCCGGGGCAGGCCTTGCATATCGTTAATGGCCCAGGCGGCCACACGGCGCTGTTCGCTTGCCGCAAACAGGTGGGCGGGTTCGTCGCCGCTGCCTGCGGTGCGGCTAGTGGCGTGGTTGGTGCTGTCGTAGTCGTGCAGGGTTTCGAGTATGGCGGCCTTGGCCAGGGCGAACACCGCTTGCTTGTACAAATGCAGGCGCGCACCGGGCGGGTGGCCGGGGTGTTCGGGCAGTTCGCTAAGCGCGCCTATCCCTGCGGCCTGCTGGGTTTGCATCCAACTGGCCAGGCGCTGGTTGGTTTCGAGCATGGCGCTGTAGAGGCAGCTGGTGGCCCGGGGCTCGCTCGCGGTGGCATCCACCCGCGCCTGGGTGCGAAATTCGGCCAGGGTAAGGTTGGGAAAAAACGCGGCATTTTGCAGCTCTACCGGTTCGGTTTCGGTGGCCTGCTGCGGTGTGTTGGGTGCAATTAGCATGGTAATTTCCTGGCTTGGCTTTAAAAAAAAGGCGGTGGGCGGCACGGCAAGGAAAGCCGAAGCCTGCCTGCCGTGCCGCGCCGCCTTAGCGCCGGGGAGGACTCGGTTAGGTGCTGGCTTGCACCAGTGGGGTTAGGCGTTCGATGTGCTTTTTAACCCCCACGTTAATATCCAGTTTTACGGCACGCTCAAAGGCGGTAATCGCCTGCGCATACTGTTTACTCAAGGCCAGGTAACAGCCTATGGCTTTGAATAATTTCGCGCGAATTTGGTCGTGCATGTCGTGTTCGCGGGTGAGTGCTTCTATGGTGTGCAACTGCGCCAGGTGGCTTGCGTTGGCATCGGCCATATTAATAATTTCACCGTTTTTCCAGCGCAGGGTTAAGCCGTTGCGCAGTAACGGGTCGGTGGTTTCTTCCACCAGCAGCGCGGCGGTACTGCGGCTGTATTGGTCGCCAGAGGCCATGCTGTGCTCGAGCATATAACTGGCCAGTGCAATGCCGGTTTCGATATCGCCAATATCCAGGCACCACACCATAAGGGTGGCTACCACTTGATCTTGCGCGCCCTGCCCGCTTTCCAATACGCCCTGCAAATAAGGCATAAATTCCGGTAGCACATTTTTTTTAAATTCAATTTTACGCTCAATACCCTGAATATCTTTCAGCCGTTGGCGGGCTTCGGTGAGCGCAGCCAAATGCATCTGGTAGGCATCGCCGGTTTGTTCATTGCCATAGGGCGAACGCGCGGCCTCGCGGGCAGCCAGACGCCGTTGGCGACTCGCTGCAGCGGGGCTTAGGCTGCGCGGTGTGTTGGGTTCTGTCATGGCGGGTTCCCGTTTGTTGTGGTGTTAGCTAACCAGGGTAATGTTTTCGATAAGGCAACCCGCGTCGTAGTCTTCCACCACAAAATCGTCGTTTGAACTTTCGTAGTTTTCGATGCGCGAGCGCTTGGGGTTTTCCTGCACGTGGCGGCGGCGCGCGCCTTCCTGGTAATAAATGGAAAGGTTAACCAAAGGCGTAACGAGTGCGGTACCCGCAGGCACAAAGGGCGCACGCACGGCCTGCAAACCGCCCAGGCGTTTTTCGCTAATCACTAAATCCAGCGCGCGCATTTCGGTGGGCGGGTTGGTTTTATCAATTAACGGAAAATATTTATCGGCCAGTAACTGGCGGCCCACTACCACAACCAGGTCGGTGCGTTCGGCGTGCCAGGGGGCAATTAAATTGTTCACCGCATCGAATATCAGCGCATCTAAATTTTTATAGTGGCCACCGTCACCAACGTTCACGACGTCTGCACCATCCGCGCCTTCAGTCATAACGTTTTCCGGTTTGTCGTCGCGGTATTTTTGCAGCCAGCCTTTGTTAACATCCTGCAGCATGGGATAGGCGGCACGGTTGGTTTTTGTGGCCACGTGGGTGCCGTTAAAGCCCACCATAATGCGGTCCAGCGCTTGCTGGCGCAAAATGGCATCGCGCAATTTGGTTTGGAAGTCGGGAAATTTTGCCCACTGGTCTAAGGTGGAATACCGCAACGCGGTATCGTATTCGGTAAATTGGCAGTTGTAGCGCTGGCTGGAAAGGTCGGCCATTTCGCGCGGCACCCGGTCGTCGGTGGTGGTATCGGTGCGCGCGGCAATGGTGCCGGTCACACCCAGGCCGATTTTTTCGCCCTCTTTTTCACGCACACCGTGAATATTAATTTTTTCCAAAAATGCGCTGGATTCCTGCATGCGTTTTTCCAGCGTTTGCTGCACGCTCGGGGTAACCGCAAATTGCTTTTCTGCTGAGCTCACGCCATTAAGTTGGGCAATTTGGCTGAGGTATTGTTCGTAATTAACGCGTGTATCGTTATGCATGGTGTAACCTTTTTAGTGAATGGGCGGGGCTTAGCAGTCGGTGTGCACAACCGTGCTGCCGCCAGTGGCAGGCGTGCGCGGGCTGTGCTGGGGTTGCTGGCTGAGGGTATGTACCAACGTTTGGTGCGCGGCTTCCAACGCGCCCAGTTTTTCCTGCAGGCTGCTGTGGCTGTTTTGCAGTTCGATAACGGTGTTGATATCGGCCATGCTCTCCTGCACGGTTGTCGCAAACTCTTCGAAGCATCCAACGATATCGGCCATCATGCTGTGCTGTTGGCTATCCGCTTTTTTAAAGCGCTTGGCAATTAACGATTTCACGCTCTCCAGCACACTGGGGGCGTTGTCCACTTCGGTAAATTCCAGGTCGGCTTCCATGGCTTCACTAAAGAGGTTTTCCGGCCGGTGCTTGCGGGCATCCAATGGGCGCGCGGCATTGGTGGCGCTGAACTGAAGCATGTCGGTGCCAAGACTCGCCGGGGAATCGGTAAAGGCCAGGCCCACCAGGTAGGCTTCGCCAGAGCCCGCAAAATCTACATCGAGTTCCATCGACGTATAGACTTTTTGCCGCGCTTTGTTCATTTCCACCGCCGCCTGCGTGGGCGATATATCGGCCAGCAAATAAAGCACGCCGCCCTCTTCTTCGGTGCTTAACTCCAACACATCGCCATAGGCTTTAAACGGGCCATCCGGCAATATGCCTTTAAAGTGCTCCAGATTTATGCGCGCGCCGTAGGTTTTTGGGTTGTAATTTTTTGCGGCTTGTTCAAGCCAGGCGCGCTCTATTTTGCGGCCATCGGTGGTTGCGCCTTCTTTGCCAATGCGAAATTTTTTGGCGGTATATTTTGGGGTGGCGGGTGTACTGCTGTGACTTGCCGCTGTGCTCATGCTGCTGCCTCGGGTGTAAAAATTAACGTTGAGGCTAGGGTCGCGCGAACGGCCAGGGGTTAAAAGCCGGGCTCGGTGTAAGTATTTTGCTTACAGTTTAGGTAGCGTGGCTGGGCAATAGAAGCTGGGCAAACTGCGTTTATGAATTCAGTTGCCCCCCTACCACCGGAATTAAAACCGAATAACCGCGTGAAAGCAAAACTGCTGTATTGGCAGGGGTTGCGTATTGCCCGCATCGGCGAATTGATCGGCGAAAAAGCCACAACCTTGCACAGTTGGAAACGCCGCGACCAGTGGGACACGGCAACGGTCATCGACCGGGTAAACACCACGCTGGAAGCACGCCTGGTGGCACTCATTGCCAAGGATCAAAAGGAAGGCAAAGACTTTAAAGAAATTGATTTACTCATGCGCCAGGTGGAGCGCTTGGCGCGGGTAAACAAATACCAGGAAACAGGCAAAGCCGCCGATTTAAACCCGAATATAGAACGGCGTAATGAAGCCCCCAAACGCAAACCCCGCCGCAACGAGATAGGCGAGGAAGGCCTGGATTTAATTACCCGCGCGTTTCACGATTCGCTGTTTGACTATCAACGCGGCTGGCTGAGGGCTGGTGTGGAACACCGGGTGCGGGATATTTTAAAAAGCCGCCAGATTGGCGCAACCTGGTTCTTTTCCCGTGAAGCGGTTGTAGACGCTTTCCACACCGGAAAAAATAAAATATTTCTGTCCGCATCTAAAGCACAGGCGCATATTTTCAAACGCTACATCGTGCAGTTTGTTCTGGAAACAACAGGCGTGGAGTTGCGCGGTGATCCGCTGGTGCTGCCTAACGGGGCTACCTTGTATTTTCTGGGCACCAATGCCAAAACCGCCCAGGGTTACCACGGGGATGTGTACCTGGATGAATATTTTTGGGTGCAGGGTTTTGCCGATTTTCGCAAAGTGGCTTCGGGTATGGCCATGCACGAAAAATGGAAACAAACATACTTTTCCACGCCCTCGAGCATTGCCCACGAAGCCTACCCATTTTGGAGCGGCGAAGCGTTCAATAAAAACCGGCCCGAAAACGAGCGTGTTTGCATCGATATCAGCCACGCCAATTTAAAACACGGCCTGCTGTGTGACGACGGCCAATGGCGCCAAATTGTTACGGTGCTGGATGCATTGGAAGGCGGCTGTAATCTGTTTAATCTGGACCGGTTACGCCTGGAATATAGCGTGGACGAATTCAACAACTTATTGTTGTGTGAATTTATGGACGATTCGCTGGCGGTATTTCCTCTGCAGGCATTACACCGCTGTGCAGTGGATTCCTGGTTAACCTGGCGCGACTACAAGCCGTTTGCGGAACGGCCTTTAGGTTTTCAAGAGGTGTGGCTGGGTTACGATCCGGCCGGTGCGGGTGAGGATGGCGACGGCGCAGGCCTGGTGTTGCTCTCCCCGGGTAGTCAAAACCGGCCGCACCGCATCGTGTATGCAGAGCGATTAAAGGGAAAAGACTACGAAGCCCAGGCAGAACACATTTTAAAAATAAGTCAGGGGTTTAATGTGTCGTATATGGGGTTCGATGTTACCGGTATGGGCGAAGCGGTGGCCCAGTTGGTAGAGAAAAAATTTCCCTGTGTGCAGCGCTTTTTATATTCGCCGGAGGTAAAAGCACGCATGGTATTGCAGGCGCAACATATTGTAAGTAAAGGCCGCCTGCAGTTTGATGCGGGCCGTACCGATATCGCCCAAAGCTTTATGGCTATTCGTCGAACCTTAACCAAGAGCGGCACGCAGCTCACCTATAAAGCGCGCCGCAGCCAACGCACCGGCCACAGTGAATTGGCCTGGGCCACCATGCACGCCCTCTCCCATGAACCACTCACCGGCCCAACGGATTCTGCCAACGGGCCAATTATGGAAATTTTCACATGAGTAACAAAACAACCCAGCGCACTGCAAGCCCAGAGTGGTTTACCTTCGGCGAGCCCACACCGGTACTGTCCCAGTTCGATGTGCTCTATCACGATTGCTGGGCATTTGGTTCGCGTTATTGGGAGCCGCCGTGCGATTTGGCTGCACTCGCTAAAACCTATCGCGCCACATCGCACCACGGTTCTGCCCTGCAAACCAAGCGTAATATGTTGTTGAATACCTTCGAGCCCACGCCGTATTTAACCCGGGAAAACTTTACCCGCCTGGTGCAGGACTTTTTAATTCTCGGCAACATGTATGGCGAAAAGCAGGTCAACCGGCTGGGCGGGCTTATGGCAATAAAACCCGCCCTCGCCCGCTATGTCAGGCGTGCGTGTGATTTGTCGGGTTATTGGTGGGTGACCGGCTATAACGAAGAAACAGAATTTCGGGAAGGTTCCATTCTGCATGTGATGCAACCCGACATAAACCAAGAGGTCTATGGTGTGCCCGATTACCTGGGCGCATTGCAAAGTGTGTTGCTAAATGAAAGCGCCACGTTGTTTCGCAGAAAGTATTATGAGAACGGCAGCCACGCGGGATTTATTTTGTACATGACAGACGCCGCCCACCGCCAGGACGATGTAGACACTCTGCGCGAAGCATTAAAAAATGCCAAAGGCCCAGGCAATTTTAAAAACGCGTTCATGTACGCACCCAATGGAAAGAAAGATGGCCTGCAGCTAATACCCGTAAGCGAAGTTGCCGCGAAAGACGAATTCCTGAATATTAAAAATGTCAGTCGCGACGACCAACTGGCCGGGCACAGAGTACCACCGCAATTAATGGGCATCGTCCCAAACAATAACGGTGGCTTTGGTGATGCAGAGAAAGCCGCCCGCGTGTTTATCGAAATGGAATTGATCCCGCTGCAGCAATACTTCCTGCAGCTGAATGACCAGGCAGGTGTAGAGGTAGTGAAGTTTAAAGAGTACACCTTCCCCGGCAGCCTGGCCGCTGCATAAAACCCACGCACTTCAGCGAGTTTCCCGCCCCACCTACTTAGCACCCAACCCCTACCCCACGGTGCCAACTATGGCACCGCAATGCACACCCACCCGAACGCCTTCAAACCTTTCGCGCGCAGTCAGCCCCCCGCCGCGCCTGCGGGCTTAATGGGGTAGTTTTTTTGCACTTGGCAATCGCCCTGAAATCGAGGCGCAGCAGCAGCGGGCCAGCAATGGGGCCGCAGGGAAAAACTTGCGGATTTATGCAATTCACACGGAAATCTTGAGCGGTGGCATCCAAATGGTGAGCAGCCGGTGTGCAATATGCAATTTAGGGAGATTTTTTAAGATTTTGTGAGGGGATGCTTACTTGTGACGCTAGGAGTGGTGGTGCCCGGGGCCGGACTTGAACCGGCACGACCTAAACGGTCGGGAGATTTTAAGTCTCCTGTGTCTACCAATTTCACCACCCGGGCTAGATAAAGCCATTATAGATTCTGGCTTACGGGTTTGTAAGTTCAGCCCGTTGGGCTTTCTTTGTTAGCTTACTTGATTGGTAAGCTGGAACTCTCAGAAGCACTCGAACGAACTTCCAAGCCGCGCGATGCACGTTTCTTTTGCAATGGAGGCGCGGGTACGGAATAGTACGGGCCAGCCATCCGGCGGCGTGCTGCCTGCAATGCACGCTGCATTTATATAATGGAGGCGCGGGTCGGAATCGCACGGGCCGGCCATCCGGCGGCGTGCGGCCTGTAATGCACGCTGCTTTTATTAATGGAGGCGCGGGTCGGAATCGAACCGGCGTACACGGAGTTGCAGTCCGCTGCATGACCACTCTGCCACCGCGCCTCATAAACTTTTATCCTCGATTCGTGTAACGGGGTCTCCGTGTACACCGGTTCGAGTAACCGGCACTCTTTATTGGCCGCTGGCGCTGGAGCTGCAGTCCGCTGCATGACCACTCTGCCACCGCGCCTCAT